CCATTATAGCAAAGTTTTCACCATCATTTGATACTTCGAGATTAACATCGAATCCTGTACCAGCAAAAGAATCAGTGACATATTGAATAGCAAATAAAGCAAAGTTATTAATGTTAATTACTTCACTTGATTCATCCGTTGTCATGTCATGATTTTCGAATAATTTTTTGTTTAATTGGTGGATAACTAAATTCATCTTTATTCCTTTTAATCGACAATACTATTTCTAGCAGCTTGTCTTTGTGTCATTAAATCTTCTAACTCTTGCTGACTCATAGCAGGAGTTCTTCCAGCTAATAAATCTTCTGAGTGTCGTGTAATCTTGTAATCAGTATCAGCTAAGAACTTCCTAGCGTTTCTATTAGTCTCTTCCTGTGCTTTCTGAGCTGTAATGTCAACAATACTGTACGTAAACGTAGCTGGCAATGTTGCCATTGCTGGTTGAATTACTTCATTATTCTCATCCAGCACTTCGTTGCTAATAGAAAGAGCTGAATCTAGTTCCTCTTGAGAACACTCAGATACAAGCTTATCACGCTGAGGTAATCTGTGAGGTTTACCTATTTGTGAGTTTAGAAAAGCTTGAGCTTCTTGTTCTGTTGGAAGTTCTTTTGACCAAGAGATGTCTTTTGTTAAACATTCAATATTTACTTTAAACATATTATTTCACCCTTATTATTGATAAATTACAAAAAGCATCAGACATTGCCCTTGTTGTTCCCGATGTTTGAGATATATTAATAGTTATTGTCTGCCCTTTAGATAAATATATTACACTAGCGACTTCAAATGTTATTGTTATAGTTGTCATTAATATTCTAGTTCCATATACAGTATCATCTGGACCTACAATGTATAAATAAGCTCTGCCAGTGTCTGCCGATCCTGAAGTTATTCCTGCACTAGCATTTACTTGATAGTATCCTGAGTGTGGTGCTGTAAATTCTCCAGTTGAAGTATTATATGCTCCATGAGTATCTTGTAACATATTATCAAAAGTTAGAACTGTATCTGTTGAAGTGCTTATATTTTGTACGCAGTTGTTATAAATTGCTGCTACAGTTTCTGTTTCAAATATTTGTTGAGCTGACTGAAGCTTTTCTATTTTAAGCACATGGGCTGATGTATTGTCTAGTGTACCTCCTACTGTTTCTTGAAATGCTACAGTATCTCCTTTTTCTAATTTTAACTTAAAAGTGAATGGATTTACCGTTGCTGTACTGCTAAAAATTCCAGAGAATTCACCATTGTGAGTTCCATTAACTACAGGTCTTGTAAATCTAGCTACATTTGTAGTATATTTTGTAGATCCAGTAAATAAGTATTCTCCCTTTTCAGGAGCTGTAAATGTAGTTCCAGAAAATGAAGCTGTGGTATCCTCTACTTCTGTAAATGTAACTAGCGTAGAATTAGCTGTAATTGCTATTCCAGAATTTCCTGAGCAAGTAACTCTTACATCACGTCCACTAAAATCTTCTGACATTGCAGAATTAGCTGACCATCCTGCAATAGGTATACTTATATGATAACTTAAAACATCTCCAGAAGCGGCTTGAGTTCCATCCCAAATGTTATTAGCTCCTATTTCCCAAAAGCTAAATGATGTATTATTACTTCTCCTAACATGAAGAGATTTAAAAGATGTTCCACTATCTGTCCAAGTTGCTGTTCCAAAATGAGTTTCACCAGATGTAGTATTAACTAGGGAACTGTCCATTAAAACATTAGTAGGTATATCTACAGTAAAGTTCGCCCCAGCTCCTACTCCAGACCAATTTAATCTGCCTTCAATTTCCATATTTCCACCAACTCTACGATATCTAGCTTCGTTTAAGCTAACATTAGTAGTAGATGTTAATCCTGGAGTATATGAAGTCCAATCAGTCATAGGACTTCCGTAAACAATAGCTTTAGGTCCAACTTGTACGTTATCAAAATAAAAGTCATAAGCTGCAATAGTATCTGCTGTTATGTGAATACATAGTCTATAGTCATTTACATTTGGTAGAGTTTGAAATCTTGCGTAATGTGTTCCGCTTCCAGCTACTATACTTTCTCCGTTGACTCTAATAACTGAAGGGGTTCCATTTGGATCGGCAATTATAAATACAGATAACAATCCATCAGTATAGTCGGAATCATTAGCTATATAATCAAAACTTATTACTAGTTGTTTAGCTAAATCTGCGTCATCTACAGAAAAACTATAACTAACACCTTCTCCAGTTGCTCCAGCTAATCCAAGTACGCTCATTTTATAATCAGCAGCACCTCTAAGAGGATTCGTAGTATTTTGAGAAAATGTTAATCTATTTAAAGAACCTCCAGTTCCATCTACAGGAATAGCTGCTCCATCATCATAAGTTGTCCATCCAATAGTTCCTACTTCTGCATCTCCATTCTCAATATAATTAATACTAGAACCTGTTCCAGAACCTACTGCTCTTAAATTTGTACCATCATCATAATATACTTTATCTAAATCAGAAGCGTAAACTAATGTAGCTTCTTTTCTTGTAAGTCCGTCTAATGTAGATTTAGATGCTTTAGGTAGAGTAATTCTATTTGAGTTAGAAGCAGTTCCACCATCAATATCTTTGTTTGTTAATACTTGAGCATCAGATGTTCCTACAACAGAACCAGTTACTCCATGTACTCCAGAAGATGCTGAAGTGTGGGTAGTTAGTGCAGAACTTGTCGCTCTTGTATCAATATCATCTTGTAACTCATCTAAAGCAGCGTTTAGCTCAGTTGATGTTAAGTTACCTGAAGCAGCAGTTGTAATTGTGTTATTAGTTGCAACTATTGTTTTATTAGTTAATGTTTGTGTGTCAGAAGTGCCTACAATATCTCCAGTAGTTCCGTGAGTAGTAGTATCTGACATGTGGTTAGTTAAGTCAGCAGAATCAATCTTAGATTCAACTTCGGTTTCTAAAGCTTGTAGTGCTTCTTTTACATCACTGTTATCAGGAATTGTAGTTCCTGTAAATGTTCCTAAATCTGTTGAATTAGCTGCAACTCCAGAAAGAGTTATTAAATCAGCAACATCACCTTCAACAGCAGTCATATCTGTATTTAGTGTGTCGATATCACCTTGTAGTTCGTTTAATGCTCCTTGTACATCTGTAGCTGCTAAGTTTCCAGTTGGAGAGTTAGAGATAGCGGAAGCATCATGTGCATCAGTTGTATCATTAATGTGATTATTAATTGCTGTGTTTAAACTAGAGGTAGAGTGGTCTAAAGCTAGTTTAGATTCTACGATACCAGCGGCAGCTTTAATACTATCATTATCTATGTTTGTAATTGGATTGTTATCAGCATCAATTGTTTTATTAGTTAAAGTTGCAGTATGTGCTTCTGTTACAATAGGTGAAGCACTCGTTCCATTATGATAATGAGCTTTACCAGTCGAATCGTCAACCTGTATTTGACCTTTAGTATTTAAATCTAGAACAGATTCAGCAACAATTTGCAAACCTTTCCATATTTTTTTAAAAACCATCATATTACTCCTAAGTATTTAATACAGCTAATGCTCTAAATGTTATTATTCCAGTGTGATTGATTCCTGTTAATGGGTCAGTGCTAAATTTAACTTGCCCGTTTGAATCTATTGAAAAATTGATTTTACCATTATCAACGCCTTCTCTTGACATTGACCACACTCCAGTAGAATCGTTGTAACTAATTGTTAGTATTCCAGCTTCAGAGACAGCTTGGTTATCACCTTGTCCTAAAGTTGTTTCTTCTGTCTGTCTATAAACAGCATAAATGATTGTTGAACTTCTAACGTCTGAAGGGGGGAAAAGTAAACCATCAACATCTTCGTCTGTTGCATTATTATATGCGTCAATGTTAAAAGCTTGAGGAGCAACATCAAATGCTCCAGAAATACCATTAATTGCGTCTGCTACAAGTTTAAAGAATTCAACGACGTTTGGTGCCCAATTAGGCGAACTAGCTGAATCAGGTAGCTCTAGAATAGTTCCTTTAATATTAATTGTAGGCATAGTACTCCAAAAGGCAATGATTGCTCATATAGTTGTTAATATAGGACTCTTAAAATAAAAAAGCCCGACATTGCATCGGGCTTAGTAAGAACATTCAATTGGAACCAATTATGAATTGACAATTCCGTGAACTAAAACGTTTCTACCAACTGAACTTGTGAAGATACACTGGTCAGTAAATAGTCTTAATTCATAAGCTGCTGAGTTCTCAAGGTCACGGAAAAACTCATCGCCTTTACCTGGACGTTTGAAAGAAACATCGCTTGAACCGATTCTTGTCCAATCTTCAAGAGAAAGAATATAACAATATCCTTCTTTTACGTAAATAGAAGGTTCAATCTCCATTTCCCCATTTTGTGAGAAAAACTTCAATGTTTTAGAACCGTTTTCTAATTTAGCACTTGAATAAGACTGATCGTATTGTCTTAAAGTTAACTCGTTATTAAGCATTGAAGCCCATGTACGAGGGTTACAAAGAACTAGAACTTTTCCGTCTAATCCTTTTTCAACTGCTCTTGTTAAAGCTTGGTTTAACTTAGCAAATGAAAGGTTAGCAGAACCTGCATCGTATGTGTTACCACGATACATATTGTAATCTCCAACGTTGATTCCAAATAAAGAACCAGTTGATTGAGAGATAATTTTGTGGATACCAGGGAATTCGTTACCGAAAGCACCTTTGTGGAAAATAACATCTTCTTGGTTAGCAGTAACTGTGATACCAGAAACAGCAGCTTGAAGAGTGATTGTTCTAGCATTTAAATCAACAGATTTAACGATAGCTTCACCTACAGAAGAAGAAGACGATGGTGTGTCACCAGCAGCTTGATACGTTCTGATTTCAATCGGCATATTTTCTGCACCAGCCCAAATACCAGGTGCCCATTCAGAAGTCTTAATTGTTAAAGTAGCACCAGAAACAGCAGAAATCGCACCGTATGATTTTTGACCATAAAGCATTTGGATTTCTAATTTCTTAGCCATTGATCGAAGCATGTTAGCAACTAAAAATTTAGTAGCGTCTTCGAAAGCTTGTGCTCCACCTTGTGCTGCTCTTGAAGCTGCAACGTATCCTAATAATGATCTCATTACTAGTGGTGAACCTTTAACAGAAGCATCTTTAATCTGACCAGCAACTGGTGGATTTAAGTTAAATGCGTCTTCGTCTGAACCAGCGAAAGTCACACCGTGCTCCATACCAAGGATTAATGGTTGGTGAAAGAAGTTACCTGGCTGTTTTTGTTTAGCCATGAACTTAATTTTGTTTAATAATTTAACGCCATCTGGAATCAATTCTTTAAGCTTATCTGCATAAGTTTCTTTAAAAAATCCATTCAGCGTCGATAATTCGTTTGCTGTATTACTCATTGTATTTCTCCTCTATTACTCAACGATATATTTTAAAATTAATCTATCATTAGCAGCGATCGTTACCGTTGCTGTGATTTCAGAACCAGAAATACTGATATCCGCTTGAGGGATAACAACAATTTCTCCTGCTGAATCATCTGATAAATGACAACACTCTACTGATTTGACGTTTTCGCCAATATCAATTACTACATCTCCACCGTCTACTTCGTACAGTGAACTACCATGTGGAATAACTAACTCTTGAACTTTTAGTTGTCTATCCTGTATGGCAGAATTTTTTGCTTGAAAACTCATTTTAATTTCTCCTTAATTTACAAGACCATTATTCTAACGTACTCAGATGTTTACAAACTACTGTTCAGATATTGTTACCCACTTAAGGTTATAACAAGTCATCGAGAGAAGAAAACACTTCGATACGTAAATAGTTGTTAAAAAATCAATAACTTATAATAAATATTCACTTATCTAATAAAATCAATAACTTATACACCAAAGAAGTCTCTATAAGACTTAACTTCAACTTTCTTATTAGATTGTTCATTTCCTGTTTTACCCGTATCTAGTATATTAGGCTTAGCTGGTGCTTGTTTTTGACGAGCTTGAGCTAGCTTCTTCTTGCGGATTTGATCAATCTTTTCTTCACCAATAATTTCTTCTATAATCTCAGGACTCATTGTTTGAAAGAAATCTTTAAGTTGAGCTGGACTCATTCTAGGTAACATATCTTTAATGTCATTAGAATATTCATCTTTGACAACATTCATGATAGCTTCAACATCGACATCTTTGTTATTTTCAATACTATAGATAATATAGTCAGTTGCTTTCTTAATAACATAAGGACTATCAGGTAATCCCAACTTACTGATAGCTTTGCTCATTTCGTTATCATAATAAGAATACTGATCATCTACTAATTTCTGATACTTGGTTTGTCTAAGCTCTTCTTCTTTTACTTTCTTTTCTTCTTCAAACTCTTTTAACTTTCTTTCATATTCTTCAATTTTTAATTGTTCTGGAGACTTTCTTGAATTAGCAATCTCTTCTTCTAAAATCTCAGTAGCTAGTTTCTTTAGGTCAACACCGAAATTTGGATTATTAAGAGCTTTTCTTGGATTCTCTTTTAATTGTTGAAAGAACGACATTACGTCTTTCTCTAACAATGCTTTCTCTTGTGCACTATGTGTTGCCATCTTAGCGAATTGAAGTTGTTTGGTCATGTACTCAATAGCTTTAGGGTCATCGTCGATTTCGAAAGGAAGTTCTTCGTTAAACTCTCTACCGTTAAATTTAATCTTTAACTGTTTAAGTTTCTTCTTAACTTCAGCTTCTTTCTTTGCTTCTTGTTTAGACTGTTCTGTTTGAACCTGTTCTTGAGCTACTTGTTCTTGACCTTCTACAGGGGCTTGTTCTTGAACTTCAGCGGATGCTTCCACTGGAGCACTTGTTTCTTCTGACATATTTTTCTCCTACACTCGTCCTTATTGGATAGAGGTTAGTTTGAACGCCCGTTATTGGGTAGTTCATTAAATAGTTGTTAGTTTATATAATACAATAAACGATATAATGTTTAATATAATTAAAGCTAATGATATTTTCTTATAAAAATAATATTTACTACGAACATTATTGATTTTGTTCTGTTTAACTGAATTAGTTTTAGATAATCTCTTATCTCTTATTCTTAATCGCATTGTAAATATATCCTGGACCTTCTTCTTCAAAATCAACAGATTTATCTATAAGTCCTTTACGTTTTAATCCTTCACCAACAATCTCACTACATACTTGAGTTAAGCTACCGTCTTTTACAGGATTAGCTATTTTAATTCCTATTTTCCTTAATACTCTAGATAATCCCATACCTAAAATTTGTAATTTACCATATTTTATACCAGCTTTATCAATCATATACTGCATTAGTTTTTTATATTCTTCGTCTGTGTATTGTATTTCAACTTCGTGAACTATTTCTGATACTTCCAAAAATCTTTCTTTATTTATAAAACTAACACCATTAAAGAAACTAGCATGATATATAATATTCCTTTCTAGTGATTCAGAATAAAAATTAAAGTAGACATGAGAAAAATCAATATCTTCTAAACACATAATAGCTTTAGAAAATATCTGATCTGTTTTTGAGAATCCTATTATTATTTTTTTCATTATTATAAATAGACTTGAATTCTAATTATCCAATTATCAATTAACTCTTGTGTTACAAATCCAGAAGGTGTTTTCTGTTGTAATCTATAAATAGCAGTAGGAAATGCACCTTGTGATAATCTAACAATAACGTCTTGATATTCATCAAACATAGCATCAGATTGAGCTGCTGTTATTCCCATTAACGTATTATCAGCATACAAATCTTTTAGTAATGCCGGAGCGACTGCTTGATAGTTTGTAAGTTTTGCAATAATCATTTGCTTAACACTTACAGATTGTCCCACTCCTGGAACTAATTGATTACCACTTAAAATATAACCAACTGAAGGAGTTATTAATAAATCTTGTACATCAATAATGTTTTGGTAATCTTTTATCTGTTCAGCATATTGAGCCTCGTCAATAGACTCTACTTTTACTACTACATTTTCTCTTAGAAAAGCATGTAATCTCATTTTTTATCCTTTTATTCGTCTAACTTAGAAATATCTAACCATTCAACATCTTGTCTTAATCTGATAATACTATCATAAACTCCAAGATGATTAACATATACTCTGTCTTTATACGATCTTCCTAATCTAACAATAGTAGCTTCTATCATTAAAGTAGTATCTCCATCTAAATTAGCTCCAGTTACTGAGCTTGTATCTATATCTGCAAAATAATAACTATTAGCTTCCTGTGTTCCAGAAATAGTAGTCACTAAGTTATCATTCCATCTAGGATTTACTAATTTTTCTACTCTAAATATCTTAAAGCTACAACTAGATGCATTATCTATAGTTCCATTAGTTGTATTATATAAATAAGCAGTCATTCTAATCTTACTTAAATTTTCAGTATCGAACTCTGCTGCAATTTTAGGAATCTGAACACTATTTGTAAAATCTGAATTAGCATTAAATATAAATTGCCAATCATTGTTACTGTTTACAATGTAACGACTAATAGAATCCATTTTAAGGATTTGACTATCTTCAGAAGAAATGTCAGCTATTAACTTTCTTGTTGCCATTATGTTCCTAAAAGAGTAAAGCCTTTAATACTCTGTCTTACTACTCCATCTATTTCAATATTAATTGTTGCTGTAAAATGTGTTAAGTCTGTAAGTAATATAGCACTTACTGGAGTAATTTGAAATCTACCATTACCATCTGCAACAATTCCTGACTCAGTAAGACCAACAACAGCTACTCCATCAACATCGTATATAGTATAAGAAGCAGTTCCTAAGCTTGCTCCAGATCGTATAATTCCATCTGCTGTTCCCCATAACGTAGCCTCTAATTGATTAGAAGCATTTATTGAAAATACAGCTTTACATTCATAAGAAGGTATTTTACCTTGGATAGGTAAGAAATCACTTCTATTAATACCATCTGCATTTATTGTTACTTTTACAGAATATAAAGATAATTCTTGATTAAGAGCAGAAGCTACTGGAGTAATCTTAAATAAACCATTACCGTCAGCAGAAATTCCAGATTCAGTCATTCCTACTACAGCATTACCAGCAGCATCATAAATAGTATATGAAGCTGTTCCAAGACCTGAAGTTTTAATCTTCTCATTCTCAGTAATCCAGAAAGAACCTTGTAAATCAGAAGCACTATCGATAGACATAACACCTTCGATATTATATTCTGGTGCTTTTTGAATAAGAGCTACATATCCAGACCTAATTGCTCCATCTACTGTAATATCGATTTTAACCATGTAATGCTCTAATGATTCACTTAGAGAGTTAGATATAGCTGTAATTTTATATTGTCCATTAGAATCAGCAGAAATACCAGATTGAGTCATACCTACTACAGGATTTCCTGCTTTATCATATACCTGATAAGAAGCTGTTCCCATTGTGGCATTACTTGATGTAGCTAGTCCTGAGTTCTTTAAACACCATAATGTACCTTGAAATTGGTTAGAAGCACTTATTGCAAATGCCCCATTAACATTGTATACATCAATAGAAGTTAAAATACCAGTGGAAATGACAGAATCAGAAACTAAGTTGGCATCTCTATTAGATAGAGCGTCAATTGCTCTAACTCCTACGTGATATGTGGTTCCATTTACTAAAAATGAACCATCTGGCATTGTAAATATATCATATTGTAAATTAGGAGTAATAGCTACTATGTTTGCAGTATTAAATAGTCCAACATTAGTAGAAGCTTGTATGTAAATCTCATATCTTACAGGGTTACTAATATCAGTTCCTGCTAACCATGTTGCTCTAATTTGACCTCTAGATTCAACATCTAATGTATCAAGTCCCGCAAATGTTGGAGGAGTTAGATCGTCCACACAAGCATCAGGAATTGAGATATATGCTCTATCGGTAACTAATATATCTGACATTTTTATTCCTCTTTAATAGAAGGTCTTATGTCTACACCAAAACCACTAGGTAGTGAATATCTTACTAAAGTTCCTACTGTGTTAGGTATAGTTCCTAATGGAAGCCAAGTAAAGCCATTATCTGTTGAGTATTCGAATTCACTAACATTTGTTACTGTATTTTTAGTAGTTAATAGAGTGTCCGATAAATCATGTGCTCTAAAATACAATGTAGGAACCGAAGTAGCATAAACATTTTTCAATCTATATGCAATTCTAGATGGTACAGTATTTACTGAATTATCATCAGAGAACTCCCAATTTTCAGAAGATTCAGTAATTGTGCTATATCCTAAATATAACTCACTAACTTGTGCAGGAGTAGAACTTCCTTCTGATTGCATATTAAATAGAATCTTAAACTGAACTTGTGCTCCAGTTGCTAGTCCTGATAAGTCAGAAAAAGATGTTACGTTTGTCCATCCTCCAGAAATACTTCCAAAACCTGAAGTCCTATATTGTACTTTTATATTTCCTGTTTTCTCAAATAATGCCTCAACACTAGTTACTACTTTATAAACAGCAGAAGGAGTGTTTAATACAGGAGTTACCATATAAGAATAATCATGTACAGAGTCTGATCTTAAATCAACAGTGAATAATCCTCTTTGTCCTGTTGTACTTCCTATCATGAATAAAACACCATCTTCTACATCCATACCAGTAAAAGATAAACCTTCAAGTTCAACTGTCTCTGGTATAGAAAATGCTTCGTAAAAGTTATTTGAAACTCCACCAAAAATATACTCTAGTTGATTGTTTACTACTTTCTTTTGTATGATAATTGATGCGTTAGTAATAAAAAATGCAGAATCTAATACGTTAGACCATGTTGCTAAAGACGCTGTAGGTGCTGTTATTTGATTAGTTGTACCTAATAAATTTGAAGTTACAAGAGATGCCCAAGTTGTAGCTCCTGCTGTTAGTTCTGATAATCTACCTAAATATAAGTTAATTGTTGTAGCAAAGAATGCACAATTAAATCCAGAATTTGTAGTATGTTGTGGTTGAGCAAAATCTTCTGAGTCGGATGCAAGAAGTGTACCAGTTAATGCTGGTAAATTTGCAGTCTTATGAGAAAATAATGCACTAGTTGTTCCAAATGATCTACCAACAGAAGCTGTTCCTGCTACTGTTATATTTATAACAGCTCCACCAGAAGTAGCTGATAATTGAAATGTATTAGCTGTTGCATTTCTTACGAAATAGTTTGTATTATTTGTTAATCCAGTTCCACCAACCAAGTCTGTAATAAAAATAGGATCGTTATTTTGAAAAGGATGTGCTGTATATTGAATAGTGTCACCTACATCATCTACAACCAATGCTGATTGTTTAGAATATGTTGGAGCAGTATTTGTGTTATAAACATGGTATTGATGAGTAGCTGCTACACCATTATGCACATATAATTTATTTCCTGATAAATCTAAAATAGAACCAGCTATTGAAGTTTGGTAATATACTCCAGAAATTTGAGCAGTTCCTCCTGCTCCTGTAGTATTTATAGAAGCTCCACCTACTGTAGCAGATAATTCAAAATCGTTTGCTGATGGATTTCTAACATAATATGTTGTGTTTAAAGCTAAACCTGTTGGTAAAGTTCCGTATATAAAAATAACAGGGTCGTTTACATGAAAAGGGTGAGAAACATAATTTACTTTACCAGGAGATGCTACAGTTATTGTTGTAGATGCAGACATCACGCTATTATTGTCGTGTAATTTATAAACAGCCTTTTGATCATTTCCTGTTGCAAATCCAAAAGTAGGAGGAGATGCTATAAAGTCAGCTAAATCCACTGAATTAACTAGAAATGTAGCACCATTAAATAATACAGAACCAGTTGTACTAATGAATATTTTCCATCCAGTAGTTCCTGTATCTATAACTTTAAATGCTCTAATAGTATGAGTTGTTGCTGCTGTATTTGGAATACTGAATCTTATTTGTCCAATGTAGGTATTAGAATTTGTTGTTGCATTATGATTATATAGTGCTACACCAAATGTACCAGCTACTACTAAGAATGGAACGAATACTCTATTATTTGATGTTTTAAATATTGGACCAGAAGGAGTTAGAGCTAGGTCTGTAATTAAATCATTGAATTTAGATAATGGAGGACCTAAATAATCATCTCCGCTTATTGTCTTTTGTGAAACTCTTCCTTGAGTTGTAGTTTTTGTTTGGTCATATGAACCAACTACGTTGTCAAGTAATCCTGCTTTAATTAACTTCATTATATATTCTCCTTAAACTACAGATCGTGTGATACTATCTCTTCTATATTTTCCACTAACTAGTGTATAACTTATTGTTTTTTTAGCTGTTACACCAGGAAAAGTAGAACTTGTGTATTCTATCTCAGTTATTCTTTGGTCTTTTGTTCCGAAATCAGCATAAGTAATTTGTTGATCTCTGTCATGTGTTTTTAGTATTTGTTCAAATAAATTATTAACTGTAACATATGATGTTCCGTTTGGTTGACCATCAATAGTTCCAGCCATTATCATTGGATTTTGTGTTTGAACATTAATTGTTTGATCAGACGGAAGAACAACAGGCATTGAACCTGCCATTGTTTTTTGACCAAGAGAATTCATTTTAGAATCTATACTATTTAAACTATTGTTACCTGTATCTTGTTTAGCTGATGTTGCAAAATCTTTTGAATCTAAACTAGTTAACAAAGAACTCTGTGTATTAAGTTCTGAGTTAATATCTTGTAATTCATTTATTACATCGTCTAATTTACCTTCTATTTCTGGTGATTTAACATTAATCGACCCGTCAGCATTAATTTCTAACTGATCACCATCTGTGTCTTGAATAGCAACATTATCTTCACTAGCATCTAATTGTATATCTATGTCAGCGTTTACTACAGTTGCTTCAGAATCAACCCTAATACGTTGAGCAGCTTCATCATAAGAATGTTGAATAATCTGACCTGGGTCTAATAAAGAACGAGGATTACTCATTATTTAACTCCTCCTGGTGCTTGATTTGCTTGGATATCTGGATTAGGCAATAATGAAGCATCTACCGCTGGAGGACTAGATTGTCCCATGTCATCCATTTGTTTTGTTTGATTAGGTGCTTGTTGTACACCTGGTATAGGACTTCCTTCAATTACTTCTTGATTATTCATTGGACCTGGAGGAAGTTCAGGATTACCTGCTTGTTGTGGAGGATTAAGAGGTTGTTCACCAATCAATTGTAACAAATCTGCATCTCCATTTCTTAATAAATCAATATGCTCTTTAATATGTTCTTGTACATTCTGTACCAACGTTTGGTCTTTTCTTAAATCAGGGTCAGCCATGACTGATTTATGTTCTAATATATGTGCTCTATGTTGATCTAAAATAGAAGCGTATACTTTTTCTCCAGACAACAAGCTTTCGTTCTCAGATTTAATTAGTAATAATTCACTAATTTCTCCCTCAAAAAGAACGTCAATTTTACCAGTATTCATTACTTGGAAATATTGTTGAGGATTCTTTAATAGTTTCATTTGTGCTAACTGATCTGCCATTTGAACACGACCAGCAATTGTTCTTGATAAAGGGTTACCAATATCAACTACAACTCTATTAATGTTAGCTATTTCTTTACCTGTAAATTGTTTTAGTAACGATCTATTATTTCTACCAACTAAAGCAACTAACTTCGGTGTATGAGCATAATCTTTTAAAATTTGTATTAGAGCTGTACCAACAGATTCAACCATCTTAACATAACTTTGTTGTAATCCATTAATGAACTGTAAAGACATAGATTGAACCAATGCTAATGCAGCACCTGATTCTAAAGATGCTTCTGGATTTCCTCTAGTGACAGAACTAATACCAGACATAGTTTCAGCTGATTGAATTAAAATTTCTAAGAATTTATAAACTTCAGCAGGTGTTTCTGTTAGATTTAATGATTCAGGTTTAGCATTACCTTCAAATACTTGCATACCACCAGCAATGGAAGTGATATTGATATCTGCTTCTCTTGGTATATAAACATTCTGAACAGCAAAAGCGTTTTGATTTGTAGCTATAGCTGAATAAGTAGCGTTGATCATTTCTTGAATAGGGAAAACATCAAACATGTCTGAATATCCGTAACAAGTTCCTAGTATTTCTCTTGGAACAATTCTATGTACTGGAATATTATTGTATGGCATTGGTGTGTCTAAAAGAACGATATCATCTGAACAGAATAACATGTATCTACCTTCAGGCATAGCTTCTGTTTTCTTATGATAGAATTCATATACAGGGACATCAACTGTGTCATCGTTTGACCACAAAGATAAACGATATAAAGAATTTGCGTTTTTAGTATCCAGTTCTGAAATCTTCTGTGCATATTCTGGGAACTTAGCCATTAGATTGAACTTATTTTGAAATGATCTAATAACAATCCATTCATGGTTCCATGTTTCTTTTGTTCCATCAAATATAACGTTAAGAGGGTCAACTGGTTTAAATTCAATTTCACCTGTATAATGTAATTCACCTGTTTCAGGGTCAACATCTACTGCTTCTCCTGAAGTAGCGTTCCATTCTAGTTTAACATAACCAGAACCTAAAACGATGGCATACTCTACTGCTTTATTTAGAACATCTTCTAATCCCTTTTCACGCATATAGTAGTCTAATATACCATTAGCTAAATATGTTTGGGATAATGATTTATAATCAGTATTGATTGCTCTAGCTTCCATAATAGGACGATTAGCTGTAACCATATTATATGTATGTCTTGCTAGATTAGAAAAGTGATTAACAGGTAGTTTAACTAACTCACCTTGTTCACCAGTAAATGATATTTGATGACCTTCACCGTTCTCTGTGCTATATGAACCAGAGTATGCTCTCCACATATTTTGAATTTTATAGATGTAAGAATTACCTTCTAATATATTAAAGAAGGTTCTTCCTTTCTGTAATAATGCGTGGGCACATTCTTCTGCTTTTTTACGAGCAAAATATTGGTCCATTGGATTATTTTTATTATCGTCCATTTGGAATCCTAATTAATATTTCTTTAAAAAATCCTTAACAAAATCAATAGGAACAATATAACCATTGTGAACAGCGTTCATTGATTTAGCGAATACTACTCCCCAAACGTTACCTCTAGCATCAACCATCGGTGAACCGCTATTTCCACCATAAACAGGAGCATCTGTCATATAACTATCAAAATAATTAACACATATTGATTGTAATCCAAAAAAGAAGTATTCAAGTGAGTTTTCTGGAATCTTTTCAAATTTACCATTACAGTTTTTCTTTTCAACATTAGGAGAAGAAATTGAAATTGTGTCGTCTCCAATATAATGTCCACTAGATAAAGTAAGTGGTCTTAATCCTGGATGACCTACAATATATAATTTAGAATGTAAATCATTTTGTTCAGTTAATTCCAATCCAGAGTATCCACGAACAGGTTCAATTAAACATAAGTCGTGTTTTTTATATTCCTTAATTACTTTTTTCTTATGTGATCTACCATCTTGTGTAATGATAGTTACAAAGTTATTATCATCCTTTACAGCACACACATGTCTATTGCTTAAAATATAAACATCTCCTGAAGGAGCTTCAACATGAAATCCAGTTCCTCCTCCATTACCATTTGTAACCATAACTACTTGGTTTCCAATATAATCTAACAAATAAGATTCGTGTAATCTATTAGCATTAACTGAAATAAAAAGAACCAATAATGACAGACTTAACCATTTTAATGAGCTGCCTAGTAACTTTAACATAACTTAACCTTTTGTTTAAATTGCTTTTTATAGTTGTTAAGTATAGAATTATTTTCTATTGAATAGTTTCTTTAACACTTGGATATTATTAGTTTGATAATTACCGTTTCTTGCCTCAAACGAATCCTTATCATAAACATAAAGATTCTGCATATTTACGTTATATCCAGCAGGGTATGGATTCTTTGTATATGATATAGAATTAACCGCATAAATTAAAGCATCTACTGTATCATAATGTCCGTCATCTATTGATCTTTTAAACTCTAATTTAGTGTTATTTGATGTTCTTTTCTTCCACTGTACATTCTTTAGATGTCTGATTAATGTCTTACATCTAGGATTAATTATTACCTTTTCATTAGCTAATAATACTCTTAGTTTGTTAGTAGAAGAACCTTTCTCATCAAATTTACCTTTTGGAACACCAAAATATACTTTATACCCTGTGTGTCTAGCTATCTCATTTGTCACTATCTTATTGATATCACTACATCTGACATCTGGAGCTATTAGTTCGTTAGTTAAAGGATTTGTCCACAACTGTTTTTCTTTATCTAAAATAGTTTGACCAAACTCGTCTAATTTCAAGTTCTTACCTTCAATTACTATCTCATCTTCTACCACTATCTTGTCTTTCATAAAATCATAATACAGGAATATAACAGCAGTAAAGTCATCAAATCCTAAATCCATACCAACATATGAATTAAAGAACACAGGCTTATCCCATTCACCAACTATCCTTTGCATTTTTTCCTCATTTAATTCAGGAAATACAGACTTCTCCTCACTTCTAAGAATTTCACACATATACTCACGTCTAAACTGAGGGTCATTAATTCCTAACGGGAATCTAGATATAATAGTGTCTATTTGTTCCTTACTTAAAAGAGGATTATCGAATACTGTCTTTTTAATTAAGGTTTCTTCCATTTCTGCTTTTTCAATGAAATCAAGAAACTCATGTTCAGGGTCTTCTGGTGGAGTTGAAGCCATTATGATTCTACCGCCAGTATGTGTTGTAGTTGGTAATAGAATAGATAGAACGTTATACTTTAATTTATCACAGAAACCAGCTTCGTCAATAAGAACTAGTGTAGATTTCTGACCTCTTAGTCTTTCTGCGTGTCCACCATCTGAACCAGCTAGTTGTATCTGGGAGCCATTTGGAAAGTAGTAAATATAGGAACTTTTATTATATTCAGGCTTAATATCTTCAGGACAATCCTCTAGAATCTCACGGAATAAAGGTTCAAATATAGTTTGAGCATGTACTTTGGTGTCTGTTAGTAGTTTTACGATAGCATTTGGTTTTGTGACACATTCCATACAAGCAAGTAATGCTAAACAAAAAGACTTACCTGTTTGTCTAGATAGTAACCACACCATTATCTGATTTTCACCTGAATTTTTGTATAGATTATGTAGTTCTTTTTGAACTGAGTGCATCTTCCAAGATAATTCCCCTCTTCGCCAAAGCTCGTATTTAGCTTGTTGCTTAGATATCTTAGGAAGTTTGGTTTGTTCCATTATTGTTTATCAAAACTATCAACCGATGCTTCAATGAGCTTAATTAATTGTTCATTACTCATGTCTTTAGTTTCTAACTCTATCTTTTTAGGTACATTTCTAATAGTATTAAGTGTTTTAACGTAAATCTCAACTTTCTTAGATTCTTCTAGTGTCAATTCTCTAACAACCGCTATTTGTTTTAGGAAGTTTAACTGCATAACACATATAGCTTCTTCGTCTGTTACACCTAATTGACCTAATGACCCATTACTTAACTTAATAGCTTCAGGTGAAGGCTTTGCTTCCTTTAACTTAATATATTTTTCTTTTAACTCGTCAATTTCTTTCTTAGAATCATTTAATTGTTTAGTTAATTTCTGGATAATTTTGAATTGAGAATCACAATATGTTTGTAATTCTTCAACTGTAGAGAATTTCTTAGATAACTGATCTAATGTGTTATTAGCCACGGTTATTCCTCATACCAATTGACATCTTTACAGAGTCAACACTATTTCTTAAAGCATTAACTGATTCTAGATACTCATCAACTTTTTTATTATTTTCTTCAATTTTTAATTCTAAACTTTTAACAGTAGTTATCTTCTCTATATACGTAAATATAGCAGTAATTGCTGCTAAAATGAAACAAATTGCTACTTCTGAAGCACTTGGAGAGATAAATAATGACTTTATGCAAAATAAGACGAAAAGAGTTCCTGGTATCAATGATTTGATTTTTTCCATAACTACCTAATTTTTAAGACCCGTGGGTTGCGTGAACCGCTTTATTATTAATCGTTCCAATAGGAACATTCGGCATTGCTAAACGTCGAATCTTATAGAAAGTTGTTAATAATTCCAACGTCTTTTACCCTTTCTCAAATCTAAATGTAAAAATGTTTTAGCTAAACCGATACTTTCGAAATGTTTTTCACATCTTTCTAGAAACGTTTCAACTGTATTATTCTTCGGTATCTTAATATCAACAGCATCACCTAATACGTGAGTTGATTTCTGAGCAATAACAGTACTAACAGTTCCTTTGTCTTTTAAATCTTGTTGGTGATTAAAACAACGAAATCCAGATGTTACAGTTAGAGGTTGATTTACCTCTTTCCTGATAAATTCTAGTTTATCGATTAGGTCTATTGATATTCTTTGTTCAATACAAGCAGGTCTAGAACACTGACAATCGAATTCTTTTGAATTAAAGTTCTTACTTAATTGAATATCATCGCCTTTATTCCAAATGAAGTACTTATTACTATTCATTTAAATCTCCTAGCTTATCTAACTCTTTAAAAACACGATAAAAATTAATATCTACTGGTCTATTATTGTTCTTACATTCAACCAAGTAATTAGTCAATAGGAACTTTAGGTTCTGACACACTTTCATTAGTTGCTTTGATTCTGAGGTTATGTCTTCCTCGTATAAAATCTTCAACGATGGATCGGACACGTTGTTGATCAGTTCTTGAAATTCCCGAATGTTTCCAATAATATCGTTTGTTTCTTCTATATGAGCAATTATTAGTTCTGCGGTTGAATACTCTAAGTCTTCTGACATCTTTAATCCTTATTGTTGAAAGAACAATGAGCATAACCACAAGATACTTCACAAAATGGACACTTATTCAAAGAGTTTTTTGAGCCTTTCTTTTGCTTTGGCTCTTCTTTGTTTTTGTTTTTCTCTTTGGATTTGGACAACACAGTCTGGACACTTTCTTCCGTTCCATTGTTTTCCTGTTTCATCTACCCACCTCTTATTCTTCGAATCGAATTCACCATCTTGAATCCGAGTCTTAATCTCGCCACACACCCTACATGTTGACATGTTGATTTCTTCAGCCATAAACTTCCTTTCCCTAGTTATATAGAAACAGTTGTTAATTATCTATATCAGTCAAAGTAGTTCTGAGCTTACTGTTACGAAATTTTAAGCGTTTATAGTCTTTTTTAGATTTATGAGACGAATTTGTTTTATTCGCAATTGGCTTTCTTGTTTTCGGGGCTTTGAATACAAGTTTTTCTCTTATTTTTTTCATCTGATGCCTTCATTATTTTAATTATATTATCATGTCTTTGTCTTAAACCAGTTAAAACCATTAAAGCACATATAACAACAATAACTGATCTCAATATATTAGATATTATTCCCATCTTTTCTCCATTTTTTCGGTGAGTTAAACATATATTCATTCGGTTTGGTTCTATTTCCTTGTTTAAGTAATACTATTATCTGTTTAGTAACTAATTCATCTAAACAATCTTTAACCGTCACCTTAGAAATACCTAACTCCGAAGCTAGATAACGAACAGAAGGATTAAAATCTTCACTGTATGAACATAAATAAAAGTAAACCATAAGAGCTTTGCTACTTAAACCCATTGATTTTATTTGAAAAGGTACTTTAAAATATCCTTTTCTTAAACTGTTTAAATATGTCTTTCCCTTCATTCATTCCAGTCTTTATTATCAATATCAAAGCTCATAGGAAAACCATAATTAGTTTTCTTTGGTGGAACAGGAAACGCTTTATTACAGTTCATGCAACAAATTTTATCATGTTCCTTTTCGTGATCTTCAGGAATCTCAACTGTAAACCCGCAATATGGACAAGAACAAGTTCTAGATTTACTCATTGTCGTCCTCTGGTAAGTAACATTTAATTAAATCAGGGTTAGATTCAATAAATTGCTGTAATCTAGGCGATACCATTCTAACTATTGCCTCTTCCCTGTCTTCTAAATCTTTAATTTTTGCTGTATTTTCAATAACTTCTTCTAATAATACATGTAATGCTTCGTGTAATATGAAGTGTTTAATGATCTTTTCGTCGTTAACGTCACCTATTTTAATCCATTTATCAGTTAAATTAGTTTCACCGTAGTCGCGTTTAATAAACCTTTTATCTTTTGTGAACTTGAGTTTATAATCAAAAGGATGAAAATGTATTTTTTTAATACCTTTAATCTTCATACAAGTCCTTTAAAAACAATAGTTGTAGCCATTATCACATGACCTAGTATAATAAGTTGGAGTCCCTTAACTGGTGTTTTTTGTAACATGCTTGCCCCTATTGCTGATGTTATAAACCCAACTGTTGCTAAAATAATTAATAAATACACTATAAATCCTCTAAAAGTCTAATACTAACGTCAATGTCAAAACAATGAATTATAAACGTTTGTATTTCATCTCTTTTTAAATACCTGTCTTCGTTTAAAGCTTTTTTAAAAGCCATATTAAAATAATCATTCCAATTACTTAGTGAGTCAGGCATGTCCACACTAATCAACGGAGTCAATATACTAGTCATTTCAACTATCTCATTAGCATATAAGTCTATACCGTGGGTTTCTTCTAACGCTTCTAACCCTTTAATAATACCATAAATAAGTTTATAGTCAGGTTTAATCATTAAAGTCCTTATCTAGTTTTTTCAATTGTTCAGATAGTCTAGTCATCTCTTCTTTAATTCTCTTTTTTTCAGAATCTACATCACATTGTATAATGACTTCACATACACCATAAAGGTTGTAATAATTTAGCCTTATCTTGTTTGTTGATGACCCTTCACGCAAGTAAAGAAATGGGCTTCCATTTATAGTTTGATCATCTCTTAAAAATGTACAAAACGAATCATAATCTAAATCTAGTGATATCTTTTTCACAGTTAGTTCTGTTCCAAGTAAATTAATACACACTTCGGTTAGTGATTTATATACCGTCCCAGAAATACTAGTACCTGTCTCTGTTGAGGATTCTAAGTCTTTGCTCTTCATGTTGTCTCCTGATTAACTCTTCGTTATTTACGGCGTTAGTTTGAATCTGTGAACGTTCCAAACTAGCTGTTATTATTGCATATACGAATATAACAAACAACATACTACAGCCTTGTCAGGGTTTGTTTTTCTTGTTCTTTTCTTTCTCTAAATGCTTGATTATTAAAAGCTTTGGCTACTTCCTCATGTTCTTCATGACTTAAGGGTAATTCAACTCCTTCAAAGAAAGCAACATCTACGTCCTCATAAACTGGTCCATGTTCTGTGTTCTTTCCTAGATAAGCTTTATCCTTATTTAAAACAATACCACTATTATCCGTACCTAAAGCATTGATACGTTTAATAGCTCTTTCTTTAACAGATAAGTTAACATCTCCACCAACGTAATTGCTTAATCCGCTTTGTTCAGCTAACCTAGCTGTAAACCCGTTCATCTGTTTTCTAAACAAATAACTGTTAACCATTTGTTCAATTGATCTATAAACTAATAATGTTACTAAACTAATTAAAACTGTTTTAACTTCTGGACTCATAAATCTCCTTATAGAAACTACCCTTATTTCTAGGCATAGTTTGTTGCTAATAGTTGTTTCTACAATACCACACTTTTATATTTTTGTCAAGAACTTTTTTCAAAAACATTCACTTTAGGTGGGTCAAACTAGACCCAGAGGTGGGTCAATCCAGAACCAGTAGGTGGGTCAAAATATTACCTATACATATAATAATATAATATAAGTAAATATGTACCTAAATAACAACTTGGTTGGTGTTTAGTTTTTAATTACTAACTATCTACCTATCCATAGTAACTGCGTCAGTCGCTTCGCTCCTTCGACTCGTTTTTGATAGATAGTGTGCCATAGTCAACTTGTTGTTAGCTAGTATTGGTAGCTTATATTTATTGTCCTGTGTGTAGTAAGTTTCTATAAACTCATCAGCTTGTTGTATTGTTTCGAATACTCCTACTACTGTCTTTTCACATCTACTATTTACTAAATAAACTTCAACGACTAGCTTTGTACTACTTCTTCCTACATGTACTAAACCTTTACTAACCTTATAACTCAAATGATTCTTTTTAGTATATAGCTTATATCCATTAGCTTCAAAGTAATCATACCAGTAAGACATGTGTAAGTACCTATGTGTAATGTCGGTTTGTGTTTCTATAACCATAGCTTTTAATTTCTTATAATCATCACATAATTCTTGGTGAGTATGAATACCCTGCTTTATTTCGCTTATAATCTTGCCTAGAAGCACTGGAATGTTAGAACCCTGTGTTAGGTATACCTTCTTATCAGAATCGTTTATAAGAGCTATTATACCCTGTAATGGAACATTGTCTAGATTACTTAAATCAAATATACTAAACATAAGCTTAATATCCTTTTAAAGAGGTTTTAGAAGCTTTAATACTAACTATTAGGTCTATATACTAAAGTATCAAATAACCCTGTTTTTGTTCGTTTTAGAGGCTATTATACTAAGAGTTGTTATAAAGGTTGTGAATGAGTAGTAGGGTGAAGGGTTACTGGTTTCTATAGTTGAGAGGGTAAAGTGAGTGAATGTACTCGGTCAATGTCACCCTGAACCACGAAGGGTGTACCCCCCCCCTAGCACACATACGCACGCACACGCTCGCACACACGCCTACGCATCATGCACACACACGCTCACGCCTACACGCACCTGCACACCCATGCACGCACACGCTCGCACGTACGCTCACGCAGGTATATAAAAACACACGCAGGGGCATATGCACACGCATACGGGTATTAATACACACGCACGGGTTCTTATTATACCATGCTACGAGATTTCAGGTACTTAGCTCTAAGTGCTTGAATTTGTTGAGATGGTGTTGTTTTGATACTGGCTTTGGTGGCATTTTGGCTCTGTTTTTGGTGACTTTTCGATACTGGTGTCATTGTGAACCACAGCTAAGTGCTTGATTTTGTTCAGAAAATGAGTTGGCATGGGGCTTGAATGATAGCTCGGCATCGACCTGACAAGTCGAGATTAAAATTAAATTCTTGTATATATAATTAAATATATACTTAAACTAGGAGAATCACATGATTATCAAAATGTTAAGTAACCCTATTAGTGGCTTCTTATGTAAACTAGTATATAATCAAGAACTTAATGTATATATATTACATTACTTCAAGAATCATGAGTCTGAAAAAGAAGAAATAACATTCAAGACTCTAAGTGAAGCTTATGCTAAAATGAATGAGTATAACCATGCTAGTTAATATTATAAAACTCTCTCTAGTATTTATCCTAGCCATGAATCTTTGGGCGAGTTAACCACTCGCTCCCTATCTAGGGATAATTGAGTCCCTACTGATGATGGGTGTTGTCACCCGAAATAGGAGTATAACGTCTTATGAGAACATTAAGTAAAACTGCGTTGGCTTGTAAAAGAGCTAATACAGGTTATAAACAACAAGCGTTGAAGCGTCAAGCTGTAAACGCAACTAAAAAAGTGTTTCATTCGGGGTATGTTATAACCAACTGCCCGAACGATATAAACTTGTTTCAACGTGGATTTTTTGTCAAAGGAAAATCCTCTAAAGATAGACTTATGTCTGAAATTAAACGCTTAAAAAAGCTCTTAACGAAGCAAAGCGTTAACCTTGTAAAGGTAGAAAATGGCATAAGTTTTATCTAGTATAAACTATAGGTTACTAGAAAAGGGCAGGTGTACCTTAACACTTGGCTAGACGGCTAGTAACTGTTATTAGACATAACCCGTTGGGTGTTGTGGAGTTTTGTAGCGAGAACTACATTACCGAGAAGCAACGTCTTTGCATCTAGACTACCTATATGGTATAAGCTGTAAAACAGTGAAGAGTCTAGCTAGTCGGTTCGATATAAGAACCATAGGATTAATGTACCTATGGGAGGATAACGTCGAGCTGATAACATACAGTAGTGGGAGTAGTGATCGCAAACACTATTCCCTAAGCTGTCTCAGGCTATAAGTCTGACTGACGAGGTGTAATGTCACACCGAAACAGCTTAACTAATTAACAACGTAGCATTACGCTACAAAGGAGAACTATTATGACAACTGCAACAAAAACAGCGAAACAATTACTTGAAGAAAAACAAGCTCTTATCGAGCAGTTAAAGAAGCAACAAGAACAATTAAAGATTCTTAACAACCTAGTGGGTAACACTGTAAGGGTTGAGATTAACAAAGGTGGTGGATTAACTATCTATGGGTTAGGTGGTAGGTTTCCAATCAATATGTATGTTCAACAATTTGAAAAGTTTATTGAGAACCTAGCAACAATCCAACAATTCGTTCAAGATAACAATGATAAGTTATCAAGAAAAGAAATCAAAGCATTTAATCCACAAGATATGGATAAGAAGGTAGGATAATAGTGGAGGATTTATTATTAGGGGTAGTGTTTATTTGTTTACCTTTAGTACATCTAGTGGTATCTAAATATAATTAAGGACGAAACGACCTGACTAGAATTAGTCGGTCGTCGTTACATTATGTGTAACCTGACGAGTCCATAGGAGGATTGAATGACAACGCCAAAGTTTAAAGTTGGGGATATAATTATTCATAAAAACAAATTATATAATTCAATCTATGAAATTATAGAAGTTAATAATATATATAAAGTTCAGAGAATTCACTACAATAGTAAAACAAAACAAGTAGGTGAAAAATTTTTATTTTTTCTTGAAACAATTGATAAGTTATATGAACTGTTTAAAGAACCAACGTCCGTCCCTCAAGTACAACAAACAACCTGTACACACCCAAGAAAATATCATAACAAAGTGTTAACTAACTTCATGATATGGGTATGTCCCGACTGTAAACAGGAGGTGTAATATGGAAACTTATATTAAAGCACTACGCTCAGAGCTTATGTTGCTTAAGTTATTAAAAGAACATAACATAGATGTGTCTCTACGCTTGAAGTTATTGAAACATAAGGTTATGTTATGTATGAGGTAGGTGAGTTATATTTAATGGGAACAAAGGTAGATTGTAGTTATGAAATGTCTCTTATAGTAATAACTAATATAAGAGATAATATTGTAACATATAAATATATAGCTAAGAAAGATAATATACAAATGAAAAGTATAAATAATTTCGGTTCGTATGTTATTATGAAGGTAGGAGTTACATATGAATAAGTATAAAGTGGGTGATATTTTACTAACTAATATGGGTGAAGAAGATTGGGATCCTGTATTTAAAGCAACCATTATTGTTATACAAGATGAAACACCTATAAAATTTGTATATAGCTATGTAAACTTAGTGGGTTTTTGTAATTGGACAAGATATAAAAATACATTTGATTCTTATATACACTGTAAACTAGGAGAGATAACATGACACAAATATACATTGTATTCTGGTTTCTTTTTCTTCACGGATTCATCAGCTTAATACAACTATCAGCATCAACATTCTAAGGAGTTATATGATTACATTAAAGTGGCAATGTGTTAATGGTATATATCAAACTTATTATCAAGGGATTAATATATCTATAAAAAGAAAAGGAATATTTTCAGTACATGGAATGTATAAACAAGATTTAAGATGTTGTATTAATTATATAAATGAATATTGGAGAGAGAAGTTATTTAAACTTTAATAAACAAAGGAATGAGTATGCAACAAACAAAAAGAAAAGAGATTGTTAAGGGTACAGTTGAAGCTAGTGTTATTATTGAAGCTCTTAAATTATATGATAGAAGATTAAAGGTTAGTAAGAAAAAAGATAGAGATGTTAAGCAACAAATCATTAAGGATATTCTTTCCTTATTTAACTAAGGAGGTAATATGTATTGTCGTCATTGTGATGGTGAGATTGAAGTTAGTAAGAATAAGAAGGGTAAGATTGACGAGTGTTCGGACTGTGCTAGTGATGTAGATTGTTACACTGGTAACATGATCTACGATCATAAGACAGGGTGTGATATACAGATTAACTCTGACCCTAGACTAACACAATACATTATCAATGCAACTAAGCTAAGGAACAAGGGTTCTAACTTGGGTAATAATCTCAAGGTTAATTCAAGTATGGCTAAATCAAATGGACTTGTCCGTGCTGTTCAAGGACACACTAGAAGGAGAGACTAATGATAACTAAACCAATGCTCGCTTGTAACGTAGGTGATATTAATAACTTACAGTTTCCTGTATTGGCTACACCTAAGCTAGATGGTATTCGTTGTTTAATAATTAATGGTAGAGCTTTGTCTCGTAAGTTTATTGAGATTCCAAATAAATATATTCAACAAAAATTATCACAGCTACCAGACGGATTTGATGGTGAGATTATATGTCCTAATAAAACATTCAATGAAACACAATCACTTGTTATGAGTGAAGATGGTGAACCAGAGTTCGCTTACTTTGTATTTGATTGGGTTAAGGATTCAATCAACACACCATATCAACAACGTGTTGAACAATATATTAGTAAAGTTAAGGAGTTAGGTATTAAGAATGTCGTGTCTCTCGAACCAATGATGGTTAAAAATATTAATGACTTAAATGTAACAGAAGAAGTATGGATATCAGCAGGATATGAAGGTGTAATGGTTAGATCAATTAACTCTCCATATAAATGTGGTAGATCAACAGTTAAAGAACAGTATCTATTAAAGATTAAACGCTTTGAAGATAGTGAGGCAACGATCATATCATTCAATGAGAAGATGATTAATAACAATGAAGCAACGATAGATGAGTTAGGTAACACTAAACGTAGCTCACATAAAGAGAATTTAATTCCTGCCAACACGCTAGGTTCGATAACAGTTAAGGATATTAATACTGATGTGGTGTTTGATATTGGTACAGGGTTTAATGATGAGCAACGTAAACTAATATGGGAACAACGAAGTGGTTGCATTAACCAAATAATAACTTATACATTTCAACCTTCTGGTATGAAGGAGAAGCCTAGGTTTCCTGTTTATAAAGGGTTCAGAAATGTTAATGATTTATAGGAGATTAGATGAGGATTAATGATGAAAATATTCTAAAAGAACTAAGAAAAAATAAAGAAAAGAATAAGAGAATTAACTCTTATAAAGTTAGATATATGAAACACAATGGGGTGTATGAAGAACTATTATTTAATCAAGGTTATGATCACTCGTGTGATGTGTATAATCCTTTTTTCGTTAGAGTTTATGATAGCAAAGGTAATTATATTCATTCAGGTTGTGGAAGCACCATTGAGAACTCATACAATGGTTTAATAAGTAGTTTGATATTATACTTAGAAGATGCTAGGAATAAGCTCAATTACCAAACAGTTAAATTAAGCGAGATACAAAAGATTATTAACCCTAATTACGGAGATGAAGATGAGTGGTTTTTGTAATGAATGTGGATTACATTATACCGAATGTAACTGTAATGATGAAGTAATTCAATTGAGAAAAGAAATAGTTAAACTACAAAAAGAAGTAGAAAGACTTAAGAATATAGTAAGTGAATACGAGATTCAACGTAACATTAAACAAGGTAGATATGGAAACCTTTGGTAATAAGGAGTTTTAAATGAAAAAGAAAATTGTTATTGTAACTGAAATGCTTGAGAAACCATTTGAATTTATTTGTAATGTTACAGAATTAAAACAAGAATTATGGGACTCATATCAGTACACTATAAGTGAACGTGATTGGCAGAAAGATAAGTTATTACTTGAAGTAGATGGAGACTTAATTGAAATAACAAACGTTGGTTAATATGAAAACAGTTTATTTTATGAACAGTGATCATTGGTTTGTTTCATATATATTTATTCCATTTAATACAACATTTGAGGACTCATGTATCAATGATTGGTTTGTTAGAGGTTATTTTTTTGGATTAGATGGTTCTAAATGTTACTCTTGGGTTGATTACAGAATAAAAAATATTGAATACTATTCTATAATAGGAGAGATAAATGATTTTAGAACAACGTCCAGATAAAACAAAGATAGTATATCCATACATTGTGAACAACGACTCATATTTAAAGGAGTTCACTGACACATCTATTAAGTTAAAAGAGATAGGTGTTAGGTATATAGCTTTGATTGAATTCCCTTTATCAGAGGAGAGTAAAGATGTATTACATAGTGATATGGCGAAGTTCTAATGATGATAGTATAGGCTATAGTTTTTGTAAAGACCTCGTAGTTACACATGATAAATATTCTGGTATGTATAGTGTCGGTTGTTATTTAAATGAACACCTAATAGGTATTTCATTTATACGAAAACAATTTATTAGTTATGTCATACCAATGAAGGTTGTATGTACTATTTAATTATACATGATACATGTGAAGCTATGTACTGTAAAGTAATTGGTGAAAATAATTATACTTTAAGTGGGTACTTCCGACCTGTCACTGTTAAAGCAACAGTGAATAATATACCATTAGGAGATTTATGTCAATTCAGTTTTAAAGAAAATATTTTATTCATGATACCAATGGAGGTAACATGTACTACTTAGTTATACATAAGGGATATGATGGTATGTATTGTAAATTTAATAGACGAGACAAATATGGTGTATATGGTTACTTTCAATCAGTCACTGAATCTAAAATTAGAACTTATGAACAGGTTTCATTGTATGATACTATTTTATTCATGATACCATTGGAGGTAATAGATGGTTAACATATTAAAAGGATTAAGTTTATTATTAGGATTACTAACTGTTTATTTTATCTATAAAGTATTTATGTTTGGGTACTATATAGGTGATGCGTTGGTGAGTAGATGTTAGTTTTGTTTCTATTTTGGAGGTGACAATGCGTGAAAAACTTTTAACGACAAAGCAAAAACGATTATTAATTAAATACAATTTGTATAAACCAAACTTAACACATCAACAAGCTCAGTCTATTTTATCAAACAGAGGTAAACATGAACGTGATAAGATTAAAAAGTTACGTCAACTATATGCTAACTTATCTAGCTTGGAAGATGTTTCTCTTGAAGAAGTTTTACTTTACGAAGATTAAAGGTTTTAAGTATTACGAAGGTGATGTTTTAATAGATCAAGATTACGATATAATTATTGTAATAAAATGTTATGTATATGGATCAAATAGATTTTACAAGGTAGAGATGTTAGGTATCCGTCAGTGGTTCACGTTCACTGAACATTCATTTTTCATTATAAAGCTTAAAAAAATAGGAGAAGCTGTATGTGGGAATTAACTGATATACAATGTTATAATTATTGTCACATGTTAGCATTACAAAATAAAGGATTTTTAATTACTAAACGACCTGAGTCTACATTGATTGAATGTTGTTACAATAACACGTATTATAATAGTTATAATTTAAACACAGGTAGTCATGGTTATAAACAAAAATTAATGGATTATTTAAACCAAGATTATCAATGGTATCTACATAACAAAATAAACGTATATAGGAGGAAAGAATGAAAAACAAAGTAGTGAAGATTCTTAAGATTCCAGAAACTTACACTAAACTAAACCCTAAAGATTTTATTAATCGTTTAGGTGTTGTAAAACACGTTACGTTTACTGGACGTGAAGTTTCTTGGGTTAAGGTTCTTGTTATTGGTAAGCAAGAAATATGGTTGACATATGAAGACGTAGAGGAGGTATCATGAAACTATATAAAGAAGGTTCAGTTATTAAAGTAAAAGGATATTTCAGAGGTATTCACATCACTAGACTAGCTATTATTAAATGGATATCACCTAACGGTAATAGTACCAAGGTAGATATTATTAACTTTGATACTAATTTATATTGTATAGATGATGAAATAGTAGAAGTTATTAAATATTAGGAGGCAACATGGATAACACTAAGTACTATATTAGTTACAATCTAAACAATAAAGGGTGGAAAGTTTATGATAGATGTCCGAAGCGATTAACATTAGAAGAAGCAATTGATTGGCAGTCAAGATTACACAGAGTTTATGAATCAAAGAACGAAGATATTAAAACTAAACTAATGGAACATGAAGATGTTTCATTAAATATTGGAGGTAAGTAATATGGAAACAAAAGTATTTGAGTTAGGTGCTATCTACAAAATTAATAAGGACAAAGAGAATAAACTCGGACCTTATTTTGTTGGAAAAGAGATTGAATACATTGGTGAGTTTGATAAGAACAATAAATATGTTCGTTGTATATTGAACGAAGATATTTCATTTACGTTAGATAGTAAAAAGATATTAATTAAAGAAGGAACAGAGTTCATTGTGTTGAAAGATAACTTAGTATTTGAAAGATACAAGAAAGTTATATTTCCTAAAGACTTAAAGATTAAAGTATTTAGTGTTAAAGAAAATAAGAACACAATGTTCTTCACTTTACTAAAAGAAACTAAGAAGTTAGAAGCTCTTGATAAGGAACAACAACGACTAGGTGTTAAAGGTAAAACTGATAAAGAAAATACTTTATCTAAAAAGATTAAAGAGAATCGTGAGAAGCTAAGTAAGTTAATGAATCAAGAACTTAAAGTTAGAGCATCACGTACAGTAGGGAAGAAACTATTGGAAGTAGAAATTCCAATGCCTACTGTTGAAGTAGTTCAGAATGGTGTGACTATCGTTAAGAAAGATTTGAAGGCTATTAAATTAAAAGCACATCAAGCTCTTAATAAAAAACTTCGTGAACAAAGATTAGCAGTTAAGTCTAGTCCGACAAAGAAAGAAACTAGGTTTGGTGCTATTGAATTGTACAATGGTGTTGCTCAAACTAATGGACAGTATTTAAAAATGTATGAACACATTCAAAAGAATCTAATCAATGATGAAAAGAAACCATACAACAACGATTCATTCATTGGTATTGAGATTGAATTAATTTCTAAGTCTGACGTTGGTAAATTAAAAGAGGTGTTAATTAAAAACAAGTTACAGAAATGGACTAATGTTACATCAGATGGTTCACTTAGAACTTCAGATGGATACCCTTTCACTCACGAAATCAGAGTATTAGTTCCAGAAAACAATCGTATCGAAATCCTAAATAGATTAGGTGTTGCATTACAAGAAGCACAGTGTTCAGTAAATAATAGTTGTGGATTGCATGTTCATTTTGATATGAGAAAGAGAGATGTAGCAATTGCATTTCATAATCTAGTTAAGCTTCAAAAGTTTTTAGTTGAGTCACAACCAGAACAAAGAAGATCAAACACTTATTGTAGACCAACTGAGTCACCGAACATTGAAGACTATCAATACAAAGCAAACATGACATCAGGAGGTAGACGATCTGACAGATACTTAGTTATCAATCCTATGTCTTATGCTCGACATAAAACATTAGAGATTAGAGTTCATGAGGGCACAGTAGATACTGATGATATGTTAAATTGGATTAACTTTATTTTACCTATTGTTAATGCTACTTCTAAATTAGAATCTTCTCCTAGAAAAGTTGAAACGATTCCTAATTATATCGAAGGTATCCCAAGTCAATCTTTAGATTATATTAATAACCGTATTTTAAAATTTGCATAAGGAGTAAGTATGTGTAAAGTAATGGTGATGTTTGGTATTCAAAATGGTTTGAAAGCAAAACAATTTATGTTCGCATCTAAAGCTGACATGACTAAATCTGATAATCACGGATTAGGTTATGCGGCTATTGATGGTGACGGGAATATGTTTTCTGAAAGATTTCTTGATGTGTCTAAAGCTTTCTTAAAACCACTGACTGAGTTAGCTAAGTATCAGGGTGTCATTAAAGATAAAGTTCCTACAGCTCTTGATGAAACAGAGTATTCATCTACAGGAAATATTAATTTCGAGAATGTTAAATCAATTATATTCCATACAAGATGGGCTACTTGTGCTAGAACATTTCAGAATGTTCACCCTTTTATTATTGATGACACAGCATTGATTCATAATGGAGTTATCAATAACTCACATAAGTTAACTAATATTATTTCAACGTGTGATTCTGAAACAATCTTGAATGAGTACCTAAAGAATGATGTTGCTAATAACTCAAGTAAGATTCAGGAAACAACTGATGCTCTAGAGGGTTATTGGGGTGTTGCTACTCTTAGTAAACAATCAGATGGTAGAAGAATTCTTGATGTGTTTAAATACAATGCTCCACTTTTTATTGCTCAAGTTGAAGAGATCGGTGGCTTTATTATTTGTACAAGTGATGATATCATTAAGAATACTTGTGAGAAATTGAAATGGAAGAAGCCATTATGCTTCCCTTTATTCGATAATAAACTATTGAGAGTTGATGCTATCACAGGTGAACCTATTAGTGTTACAGATATTAATAGAACATTTGTTCATCGTCAATCATATTCTTCTTCAAGAAGGTTTGCCAGTCAACAATCAAGCTCGTGTTCGAACTGGCTTTACTCGAACGGAAGAGAGGAATCGTCAACGTCTTCGACATCTAAAGCTAGTGAGATCGACATGACAGTAGTGAGTGCTATGTCATCTGTTTTGTTGCAATATTGTTTAACCTTATCTAAAGATGAACAAGATGTATTAAACAGTATGGATTACGATACTAAACTTAAGCTATTGTATGATGCTTATAACAATGACGACAGTGTTTCTTATGCTTAATTAAAGGAGGATTGTATGATAAAACAAGAACATCAAACAGAAGATACTCCCTTGAAAGCAAGGGACGTAGAACATCTAACAGATGATGATTTGTTGGAGGCTTTAGACTCAGCTATTGAAGACATGTATTCACTCAGTGATACAATGTATGAGTTCCAAGAAACAGGTGTAATACCTGATGAACAATGGGACTTCTATAATCCAGCAGAATATGAATCTATAGGTAATGTATTAGAGATTATTAAAGATAGGATTAGAAAGACAAAGAAGAGATTGAAGTTTAAACAAAGGGCTTAGTATGATTAAATCAAATAGTATTTATCTTACCACGGAAGGTACTAATCCTTACTTCAGTCGAAGTAATACTTACAGATTAATTTATGTAACATACTCTAATCCTTGGAGTGACAAAGTTGAATATATATACTTAGGAGGAGAAGGTGAAACCTTTCAAAGATCATACTCAAACTTCAAAGAAAGACAATTATTAAAACTAGTATGTGAGTGTGGAGGTAGTAATGAAGATTCTTAAATACGAAGATTTGTGTATGGGTAAACTGTATATGAAATTAAATAGTGATCATTACCTTTGTCTAACTAATTATTTTTACATTAGAGAAATCACTCCTTATCGCAAAAAAACAAGAAGTTATGTTGGTAATAAAATAGAGGATTGTTATTATGTTCCAGCTGATACTAGAGCAGAGTTCATTGAAATAGGGAGTGTAGAATGAAGAAAGTAATTAAATATCCAGAACTACTAGTAAACAAAGTATATATGAAGGTAAATGGTAATGGTTATCTTATGTCAGGTGAAATATTTATAGTTACAGAGATTACATCTAACCCTGAACAAAAGAAAATAATTGTGTTAAGACCTTATATAATCAGAGGATTTACTAGAACACACTATATACCAGGTGATAAACTTCCTGAGTTCATTGAAATAGGGAGTGTAGAATGAAAGTACTTAAGGTAAATGAATTAGTGAAAGGTTGTTTATATATTAAGGTTTCACCAACAAGTTTTGGTTCACTTCTTCAAGGGAGGATTTTTTTAGTGTATAATATATTACCAACCAATATAAGAATATTTAAACTTTGTCCAATAAAAGGATACGAAAATAGATTATTACGTGGCAGTATATCAATATACTCTCAAGAACTATTTATAAAATTAGGAGATGCTGTATGACAACATTAAACTTTTCTTACTCAAATAAATCATGTAAGACAGGTAAGTTATTGTATCTTAAATTAAAAAATTCAAGAGCCTTTAGGAAAGTACGCAGGGTTAGAGAATACATGACTCCTAAACATAGCAATGTATTCGTTAGATGGGGCGAGAGTAGAACCAATGACAGCAACCAGACATTAACACTTAATGATAAACAAGCTGTGCGTAAAGCATCTAACAAACACGATATGATTAAGAATCTAAAACAGATCGAAGGAGTTAGAACACCTAAATACTTTGATTTAATTGAAGGTGATAGATCAACATTTGATATTAACAGATACAAAGATACTAACGGATATTTCTATGTACGTGGTAGAGATATGGTTGTTAGATATGACAACACAATAAGAGATACTGATTTATATATTACAAGACCTATTGTTAATAAGAAAGAGTATAGAGTACATGTATTCAATGGTAAGATTCTAGGTGTGTATGAGAAGATACCTAATGATTCTAGTGTTAAGATATATAAATCACATAACTGTCAATTCAGAAAATGTAATCCAGAGATATCAACATGTAATTTAAATGCACAACAAATGTGTATTAAAGCTGTACAAGGTTTGGGTTTATTATTCGGTGGAGTTGATATTATATTTGATAGGGATAAGAAACGGTTCTATGTTATTGAAGTTAATTCTAGTCCAGGACTTAACTCACTTAACTTAGATATATGGGTTAACAATATCATACAATACATCAATGAACAAAGGAGAACAAATGAACATTCAACTACACGCATTGGATAAACTAATAGGTGGTTCATTAAACTATGATGACTTTGTTTTCCCTAAGATATTTAACAGTGATAAGATAGATTCATTTGGTAAGTATATGATTCCACTTGATATTATAGTAATAAACGAGAAGCTTTCTTCTAATAAGAATTGGGGTTATGTGACACTGATGCACGAGTTAATACATTCAACTGGTCACAAGGATAGATTAGATAGACCATCTCTTTATAATATCAAACATAAAGTACAAGATAGAGTAGATATATTACACGAAGAGATACTAGCACACGCTGGTTGTCTAGTATTGTTGTGGAATGTTTTAGATCAATCTAAGAGGTCAGACTTATTCTTTCTTCTTAAACGTGACATAAGAAGCTTGAAGGATATCCCAATACTAGATACAACATTATACTTAGAGGATAACATCATTCAAGATTTAACTGATGTATGTGAGTATTTGTGTAGTGACTTCGATAAGAAGGTGTTGAGAAATGTACAAAAAATTATGAAGGGTGTAACAATATGAGAACATTTAAAAAAGGTAGTATAGTTCAAGTGAAAAGGTGTGTTAAGGATTATGATGACCTAGATAATACATTTGATACAGTAGAGTTTAATAATGAAAGATCAGTACTTAGTATTTATAACAGATTTAAGTTAGGTGATGTGTTAATAGTTATTGCAAATCCTGATACACATACATTAAGAGTTAAGAGAGTAACACAAACTACTGAATATTGGTGGGTTCACCCATTAGAAGTAGACTTAATAGCTTAATCCAACAAAGGAGGATTATGAATCAATACCAGATCGTTTTAAATTCATTGCTTAGTATGATTAAACATAAAGCAAATGAAGTGTCACTGACAACGCCTCAACTAATTGAAGAACAAGGTCCGTTCATTGTATTACTACAGTGTTTACTTGATGTTCAAACCGATTACTTAAATCAAATGAAGTCACAGTTAACTCCAGAAGAATACAAAGTGATCGAGTCAACAGCATTACAGTTAATGGTTGCTGATACTCCAGAACAAATTGAACAGATTGAAGAAGCACTACTGAACGAATCAATCTTAACAGAAGGTGATAACGGAACATTCGACGACATTAGTAATGTTATTCCATTTGGTAAAAAAGACACAGTACAATAGGAGGTATATGCAAAAGGTATTAGTTATAGGTGTAGTTTTGTTTCTATTTTTAAAGCTAGCTAATACGCTAAGTAAAATCTTTTACAATAGGGAGGTACAAATCGACTAGTATTTTATTCCTGCTAGGGATTCTAGCAACATTCATTTTAATGAGCGACATTACTAAACTATTATTACGTTTGTCTGGTATAGCTGTATTAAGTTTACTGTCAAATGGTTTGTTGGTTTTTGTATTCGTAGCTCTAATTCTAAGCAAGCTTCTAAGAGCTTGAAATTATTAACTTAACAACTGTGTGTGAGGTCTTATGGTCATTCAATTCCTTAAAGATAAGCACACAGTATTTAACTCGAATTCATTAATTGCTGAGTTAGATAGATCAAATGTAATGGTAGTATTACCTGATGAACTGATAATAAATATCGGTGGAGGTCAGATAGATTACGATACATTACAGGAGGTATATGATGCAGTCTTTGGTGAGTCTGATTAATTCTTGGTTTCTTTCTTCTTGTATTCAAATGTATTCAGAAAAGTATAATGTTAATGAACGTCTTGTGTACGCTTTAATTAGCGTTGAGTCACGTTTTAATTCACAGGTAATAGGTAGTATAGGCGAAGTTGGTCTGATGCAAATACGCCCCGAATTTGTTATCGAGACACACGAACAACTACTAGACCCATGTACTAATGTACACAGAGGTATACAATTACTTAGTTATTTTAGTAAAAGATGTAAACACAAACAAAATAAAACATTCGTTGTTTGTTATAATCGTGGTGTTGTAGGTGGTTCAAGAATAGATAACCCATTAAATGATTTATATTATAGGAAGGTATTAAATGAATATTAAAGTTGGAGATATTGTACAAATGAGCGAAACAGATGCTCTAAGAGATAAGTTTCAATTAGCTTTAGTATTAATTGAATCCATAGTGGGAAGCTATATATCTTATTATTATATTGGTACAGATATTAAATCAGATAGATCATTTGGTGATTTCAAAGATATAATGTTAAATAAAGTGGGTGAGGTAGTATGAAAAGAATAACAAACATTAAAGACATAAGAGAAGATAAATTTTACTGTTACATGTGTTACATGTATAATACAAACAGTACTTACATTATTTTATATTGTTTACTTAAAGATATTCACTCCGACGGTGACGTTGAATTTAAATCATTTAATGATTCTTATATACAAGTAACCAGACAAGAGATGATAGATGGTACTTCATTTTATAAAGATTTCCTTTATGAAGTAGGAGAATGTTTATGACTTTAGATTTATTTCCAACAAAGATAACATACACCAAGGCTGGTGATTGTTTACTTAGTAAATATTTCTCAGCAAATGGTAACTTATATTATGTTTGTATTAACTTATCAAATAGAACATATTCAGTAAGAGAGACATTAAACGATGATCAATTTACTACAGTACACAAGACATCGTATAAATCATTGCGTAAAGCTAAAGAAGAAGTAAGAGAGTACTTAGAATCTTTAGGTGTTAAATTCAAAGGTAACTTTAAACAGACCATTCCTTAAATGAAACAGTTCACATAACATCATCGACGAATTTGTAGATTCGTCTCTGTCCCATAACAGTTGTTACCATACTTTCTTTTATTTGTCAAGTAAAAAGTGAGAACAAAATGCAAAAAGTCAACGATTTAAATACTTTAGATATCTATAAATTTTATTTAATAGATGGTATTCTATGCACTTTGTCCATGTGTACCAATCAGGTATTTATTATTTAATCATGTTTAGAGACACTAATAATTTATGGTTTACTAGAAAGGTAAGTGTTGATGTTTATTACATAGGAGATTTTTATGTTTAAAATAGGAGATGTTTTACAGATACAGAACGTTAATCCAAATTTGCAAGACGATGAAGAAGAAGGTTGTGCTGGTTTATATTTTGTTGGTGACATCTGTGTTGTCGTATGTACTAACGTTCCCTTTAAAGAAAGAGACGTACGTGTTCGTTTTCTAGCAAAAAGTACAAAAGGAGGAGATAGAGATCACTTTATTATTAGACAAAAGGAAGCAGTTTTAATATGAAGTCTAAATACATTGTAAAAGAAGAAACATTAACTAAAGAAATTATGGACTTCATTATCACATGGCACTATTCAAAATCATATAGATCACTACAACAGAAGTTTATATTTACTTTACGTGACCTAAATAATAACCTAATAGGTGTTGCTTTATATGGTAAACCAATGGGTAAGAATATAGATAGCGATAAGTATATTGAACTAAGAAGATTTTGTTTAATTGATAACACAGAAAAGAATACTGAATCATTCTTCTTAGCAAAGACATTAAACATATTAAAGAATAAAGACTGCCCACCTATTATTCTTTCATATACAGACCCCAACGTTGGACACATAGGAACAATATATAAAGCTAGTAACTTTAAGTATGTTGGTGAAGAGAATAACAGCAATCCAAGAGTTGTTGAGCTTAATGGAAAGAAGATACACTTAAGACAGTTATACGCTAAGAAAGATAATCAGTACACAAAGACAGCACTTAAGTTGCAAGAACTTATCAAGAATGGTGTTGCTAAATTACTAAAACAAAAAAGAAAACTAAGATTTGAATATGAACTAAGGAGGTAATATGTCTACTCTAAAGAAGATTAGAATAGTTAAGTATGATGAATCATCTAAGTTAGGGTTTCACATGACACCAATAATGAGATGCTTCGGTGCTGAACTAGAAGGAAGATTATATTCATATCCTTTCCCTCATTATGATGTATTAGATCCTTACGATTTCGGTGCATCATTCATGGTTTCAATTGGTGATTGTGAAGAAATAACAGATGACTTACCTCCTCCATTCTTTAAATACGAATCATATATTGAAACAAAGAATCATTGTTGTGGTAGTCCTAATATTATTAGTAACACAGCAGGTGGACATATGTTTTATGTGTGTCGATCTTGTAAGAAGGAGACAGATAAAAATGGCTACAAAATTTAAACCAGGAGACATAGTACAAGTTATAAAAGATTATAATAGTGATGGTATGGAGATCACTAACACACCATACGTTGGTTTTGTTTTTCAAATAAAAGGAACATGTCTTGATGAATTCGTTGGAACAATAGAAGATACTAAATATGAAGTTTGTCTATTAAGACAAGGTGATATATTCGATGAGATATATCCTCGTATATTCTTTGACAGAGACTTAACATTAATCGGAGAAAGTGTATGCCCTTAATATTTATTATAATGGCTATATGTTATTTAGGTTTCCTTTATTGTATTAAGGACTTAGATATAAAATAACACTTGACAAATTAAACAATATGTGATATACTAAAGGAGTATTATGAGAAAAGAATTACTTATTTATTTACCAACAAACGAACGTGAAGTAGAATGTGAAGTGAGATTGATGCACGGAGATCCATCAATGGTTATTTTTCGTTCACCAACTGGTAATGTTGCTATACCCATTGAAGCTCTTAAGACAGCGTTAGAAGACCTACAAGCTTTCAATAATCAGAACTTGACAGCACAAGATAATGTGAACATTTCACAAACTCAATTTAATAGTATTGAGGTTTCTTATGGAGAATAGTTATAATTTAATTAATTATGCAGGAAAAATATATCGTATCTTTATCAGCAAAATAAATGAAGACCATATTAAATATGGATTTGATGCCAGTTTTACAGAATTAACTTTGTATTATAATAGTACAAGTTATCCATCTAACAAAATAGAATTTATTGCTCCTTGTGAATAAAAGGTAAAATGATAACACTAAACGGTTACAACGTAACTCCAACAACATTCCCTGATACTTGTACACAAGTCTGGAAACTCCCAGAAGATGTGTATAACAAAATGAAAATAACGTTTAATAACGTAATTGAATGGGACTTTGATAAAGAGTCAGAGCTTATAACAATCGCTCAATTACGATTTATGATTGGCTCTGTTTCAGAAAAACTAGGAACACTACGTATTAACTATCTTCCATACGGAAGACAGGATAAGGAGGTAAGTAATGATTCGACATTCGGTATTCACCCATTTGCTCATTTGATTAATTCACTTAACTTTAGTACTGTGTATTTGATTGATGCTCATTCCGATAAACATGGTATAGCTAATTGTATAAATGAAATACCTTACAAATACATTCAAACTGTTACTTTATTAACTGGAACAGATGTACTTATCTATCCAGACAAAGGAGCTAGTGTTCGTTATAGTAAGTTAAATTCATTAACTAATATACCTAGTATTTATTTCAACAAGGTAAGAGAACAATCAACAGGTAAGATTCTTTCATTAGAAGCCGACTCACTATATCCTATAACAAATAAAAAGTGTTTAATAGTGGACGACATTTGTGATGGAGGAGCTACCTTTATTCAATGTGCTAAACAGTTATATAAAATGGGAGCTTCCGAAGTATATCTATACACAACACATGGTATTTATTCTAGAGGTTCTCTTGTATTATTTGAAGAAGGCATTAAACGAGTATTTAATTTCAAAGGAGAAGTTGAATGATTAATTTTCTGAAGGGTTTTTTTATTGTATTGTTACTGACGTTATTCACAACGTCTTGTTCTAAAGTTCCAGCAGGTAATGTTGGTGTTAAGATTTACCTACTAGGCGGTAGTAAGGGTGTTGACCACGAAGTACTAGGTGTAGGTAGATATTGGGTTGGGATCAATGAGGAACTATACATCTTCCCTACTTTCCAACAAACAAAAATCTACACGAGAGACGAAATGGAAGACTCTGAAACAGATGAATCTTTTACTTTTCAAACGTCAGAAGGTCTATCTTGTAACATTGATATGGGTGTAACATTCACTGTTGATGATTCTAAGATCAGCAAACTATTCCAAAAGTATAGGAAAGGTATTGATGAAATAAAAGCTGTTGTAGTAAAGAACGCTTTAAGAGATGCACTAAATACTGTAGCATCTACAATGACTGTTGAATCTGTTTATGGTTCTGGTAAGACAGACTTATTTCTAAAGGTTGAAGGATTAGTTAGAGAGAGTTTAAAACCGCATGGTATTATTATTGAGAAAGTATATTTAATTGGTTCTATTAGATTACCAGACAACGTTGTATCTGCTCTTAACTCTAAGATTGAAGCAACACAAAGAGCACAACAAAGAGAGAACGAACTAAGAGAAGCTGAAGCACAAGCTAAAAAACAAATTGCAGAAGCTGAAGGTAAAGCTAAATCAATGTTAGCAATAGCTGAAGCAGAGGCAAAGTCTAATGCTTTAAAATTAAAAACACTAACATCTGAATTAATCCAGTACGAAGCTATCCAACGTTGGGACGGAAGACTTCCAACTATGACAGGAAGTAACGCTATTCCCTTTATTAACATTAAGTAATTAATATGGTGCGACATACCATCTAGGAGTTGTCGGGTTGACGAGCTATCGTCATCTAACAAAAGGTGATTATGATATATCCTGGAACATATACAAACGAAAAGAGCGACTTATTTGTACATATACATAGAGTAACTTATCGTGATGTAAACAATAGATATATTAAAGTTAAATTATCATTAAGTAATAAACACAATGGTATAGTCTATGAACTAAATCAAAACTATAAATTGTATTTAGATAATATAAAACATTGGAGTAAACATAATGAATAAACTATTTATTATAATTTTATTTTTAGGAGCGTACTTTGGTTTTATCTTACCTTTTATGTTAAGCCATAAATCAAACGAACTCCCGATACTAGGGATAGTATCTTTATTGTATCTTTTATTTAAAGGATTTAATAGATTAATAAAAGAGAAAAATGAAAGAAGTTAAAAGAGAACTAAAATTAGGAATAACAATAGCTAGTAGTTTGTTTTTCTTTGGTCTACTATTGATACTAACTCCTATGACTCATGAAGAATTTAGAGTAATAGGTATTACAGTACATATAATATGTGCTATTGTTGCATTTGGTATTCCGTTTTTTAGTAAAGCGTCAAAGAAATTAACAGGTAAAGATTTTACCAAAGGAGATAAATAATGAATTTAATTGCAACATTAGCATGTGACGGTTACAAGCTTAGTCATAGAGTACAGTATCCAAAGAACACATCAAAGGTATACAGTACATGGACACCACGTTCAGGTAAACATGCCAACGGAATTGAGAACGTTGTAGCTTTTGGAACACAAGGTGCATTAAAAGAATTAAACGAATTATTTAATTCACAGTTCTTTAGTAAACAGAAAGAAGAAATTATTAATGAATACAAGCGTCAAGTATCTGCTTATTTATTTAATCCAAATGTTGAAACAAAACACTTAGAAGACTTACATGATTTAGGTTATTTACCGTTAAAAGTAACAGCATTAGCTGAAGGAACGTTAGTACCATTTCGAGTTCCAGTAATGACAATCGAGAATACTAAAGATGAATTCTTTTGGTTAACAAATTATCTTGAAACTATTCTTTCATCACTACTATGGAAACCAGCGACAACAGCAAGTATTGCTAAAGCTTACCGCTCAGTATTAGATAATTACGCACTGGAGACAACAGGCTCTACTGCTGGCGTTGAATTTCAAGGACACGATTTCTCTATGAGAGGACAGAGTGGACCTGAAGACTCAGCACGATCTGGTGTTGGACACCTACTATCATTCGTTGGAACAGATACATTACCCGCAATTAATTATGCAGAACAATACTACAATGCAGATGTTACTAAAGAATTAGTTGGTTGTTCAGTTCCAGCAAGCGAACATTCAGTAATGTGTGCAGGAGGATATGAAGACGAACGAGAAACATATAGAAGATTCATTGAAGAACTATATCCAACAGGTATTGTTAGTATTGTGTCAGATACTTGGGATTTATTTAATGTTGTAACAAACATTTTACCTTCATTAAAAGAATCAATTCTAGCTCGTGATGGTGGAGCAGGTTCATTAGATAAAGTAGTGGTTCGTCCTGATAGTGGAGACCCTGCTGACATTCTATGTGGAGACCCTGAAGCTCCTCTAGGTTCACCTGAGAACAAAGGTGTTATTGAATTATTATATGAAACATTCGGTGGAACAGTATCATCACAAGGATACAAAATACTTAATCCTAAAATCGGAGCTATTTACGGTGACTCGATTACACTTGAAAGATGTAAAGAAATTTGTGAGAGATTAAAACAAAAAGGATTCGCTTCTACTAATGTTGTACTAGGAATCGGTTCATACACATATCAATTTATCACAAGAGACACTTTAGGTTTTGCAATGAAAGCAACATCTGTTACAATTAATGGAACAGAGAAAGCAATATTCAAAGCACCTAAGACAGACGACGGTACAAAAAATTCAGCGTTAGGTAAAGTGACAGTATTCAAAAATAATTCTGGTGTATTAGAATATTCCGATGATACAAGTTCTAATATCTCTAAAGAGAATTTATTGAAAACAGTTTTTGAAAATGGTAACTTTTTAATTGAAGAATCTTTAAATGATATTCGAAAAAGATTATCTGCTTCATAATTTCGTAAACAACTATATTAGTCTAAGGAGGAAGAATTCACTTCCTCCTCTATTAATAAAGGTTTAACTAATGTCAAAGTACGATGTATTTTCAAATAAGTTTAGTCAAGATGTTTTTATTCAAAAGTATTCAATGAATGGTCAAGAGAACTGGTCTGACATGTCAAACAGAATAGTTGAAGCAGTTTGTGGTCAAAGACTCTCTCCTGAAGATAAAAAATATATTGTAAACATGATTGAAGATAGAAGATTTATTCCTGGTGGTAGATATTTATATTCAGCAGGTAGACCATTCCATCAGGTTAATAATTGTTTTTTATTTAGAGCAGGTGATTCTCGTGAAGAATGGGCTGAGTTAATGTATCGAATTACTTCAGCACTAATGACTGGTGGAGGAATCGGTGTTGATTATTCAGCTTTGAGACATGAAGGTGCTTTAGTAAAAAGAACAGGAGGATTTAGTACAGGTCCTATTGCTTTAATGCGAATGGTCAATGAAGCTGGAAGAAATATAATGCAAGGAGGTCAGCGTCGTTCAGCTATTTGGGCAGGATTAAATTGGAAACATGCTGACATATTTAAATTTCTTGATTTAAAAAATCACACAGAAGATTTAAAGAAACTAAAAGAACAAGATTTTAATTTCAAATTAGACATGGAGTTAACAAACATATCAGTTATATATGACACTGAATTTTTCATGGCAATTGAAAACAAAGAACACCCATTATATTTACACGCTAAAGAAGTATGGAGAAGAAATTGTTCACAAGCATTTAGTACAGCAGAACCAGGATTTAGCTTTAACTTTAGAAAAGATAACGAGTCACTACGCAACGCTTGTTGTGAAGTAGTGAGTGAAGACGATTCAGATAAATGTAACCTGGGCACTATTTGGTTAAACAGAATAAAAGACACTAAGCAATTAAGAAAAGATATTGAAATGTCAACAAAGTTTTTAATTTGTGGAGGAATATATTCCGATGTACCTAATGATAAAATAAAAGAAGTTGGATTAAAAAACAACAGAATTGGATTAGGTTTAGGTGGTATTCATGAGTGGTTAATGATGCGTGGCGAAGACTACGTATGCACTCCAGAGTTACATAAATGGTTAGCTATATATGAAGAACAATCAAATGATACAGCATACACGTTTGCTAAAGAATTAGGAGTGTCTGTGCCTAAAGGTGTCAGAGCGATTGCACCAACTGGAACAATAGGGATACTTGCTGAAACAACAACAGGAATTGAACCTTTATTTTGTAAAGCATATAAACGCAGATACTTTAAAGAAGGTAAATGGTTATTTCAATACGTTGTCGATGGTTCAGTTAAAAGACTTCTTGAACGTGGAGTTAAAATTGAGAACATAAAAGATTCATACGATCTTTCGTTTAGACAACGTGTTAAGTTTCAAGCTGACATTCAGAACTACGTTGATATGTCTATCAGTTCAACATGTAATATGTCTTCATGGGGAACAGACGACAATAATGAAAGTTCATTAGATAAGAATTCAAATACATTATTGAAATATGCAAAAAGACTAAGAGGATTTACTTGTTATCCAGATGGATGCCGAGGAGGTCAACCCCTTACTAGAGTTTCACTAGAAGAAGCACTAGCCAACGAAGGAATGGTGTTTGAAGAAAACGAAGTTCAGTGTGTTGGTGGAGTATGTGGTATATAAAATGAGGTTATATGAAAAAGTTAGATAGATTTATGGACGACCTTGGTTTTCTGGTGCAAAAAACACCAGATCATTTCAATGCTGTTGATTCTAACTTCTTAACAACAAACTCTGTGTACCAAAAATTAGTATCGGGTGATAATACATGGAACAGCACAATGTCTGCGTCCGCTGTTTCAGCTTTAGCTATGTATCGTTTTATGAAAGACGGTAAATTACGTAGATATCATAGTATTCAAGACACAGAAGAAGGTAGATTGTGGACAGACAGCAGAACAGTATCAAGAGATAACAGCATCGGCTACATAATACTGGCAGGTTTTCTTGGTGAAAAAGAAAGAGTTAAACAAATAACGAAAGATATACTAAAGCGTGGTAGTTTTTTTCAGAATACTCACACAACAAAAGGCAAGCGTAAGTTTTTACCTGATTTTTGTGGACTTAGTACATGGTCTATTATATATCGTGCGTTGTTTCAGAAGAAGAGTTTAGTTCTGTTTCTATTTTTGCTAGACTTTTTCTGGCTACTACATTTAATTGTACACGTAATCAAATCACACACTAAGTATTTTCAAACATCAACCGTATATCATCAAGTTTCAGCTTTAATTCAAACAAAGCTAACAAAAGAAACAGTGTTTAGTAGATTAGGGTTTAGTTTCTATTTTCGTTTCCATCGTATCTTCAATGATTTTCAAGAAGAAGGGGATAACGGAGTTATTTCAGCACTAAGATATTACTCAAGAGCAAAGTACGACCCTCCTATTTACGACATTACAAAAAAAGTTCTTGACAAATTTATCTAAATGTGATATGCTCACACAAGGAGAAGTAATATGACACGTATTAACGTAGTACCTGTTACAGAATTGTCAACGAAGCACCTAGTAGCTGAGTATCGTGAGATTGCTAGGCTACCTAATAACTTGCGTACCTCACTTAATCGTAAAGGTAAGTCATTTAGCTTTGATGAGATTCCTAATACCTACACGTTAGGTAAAGGTCATGTTAAGTTCTTCTACAATAAGATGAAGTTCTTAGAAACTAGGTTTGAACAATTAGTTACTGAGATGTTAAGACGTGGATATAATCCTAACTTTAGAGATAGCTCAATATTTGTACCAGATAACGTACAGTTTTACAATGACTATGTTCCAACTGAAGAAGCAATTAAGATTAACATGGAACGTATTATTGAGAGGAGTAAATAATGATTAGAATACTGTTACTATTATTGCTAATGTCTTGTACAGTAGAACCAAAGACTGAAGTAATCAAACCTAAGTTTAAGGTAGGTGATTGTGTATTAAAAAGCGATACTACAAAAGGCAATGAATTTGAATCACCAGAAACTTATACTTTAGTATATAAAATAATCGCAGTTGGAAAAGAAAATTATAAATTTAAAGATCCGAAACTTGAAAGCTACACTAGAGTATATCCTTTCTTTTTACTTGATGAAGACTATATCTTAGTGAAGAATGAAATATGTGAAGCTTTAAAAATAAAAGTAGAGCTTGAAATAAAACAATTATTATCACCCAAAATGAAGTGATCAAAGGAATATAAAATGAAAACGTTTATTGGTGCATTTTTATTAGGTATTTTATCTTTCTATATTTATAACGATACAATCCGTATAGTTGAAGAATATACAAAGAAAGACCTTAGCGATTACTGGATTATATTCCCTACCACTCCTTTGTCTAAAATACTAGTAAAAAACTGTACCAAAGACACGTCTAAGAATGGACATGGTTGGGTTTTTGTTAGAAGAGAATATTGGTCATGCAACAAGATTGAAATAAATATCAGTGATTTCTTGTTTGGAGAATATGAATTTAAATTAGATAAATAGGTGTCACATACGAAGTTGTGAGAGTGGCGAGTTTCGCTGTTTATGAGATAGTGGTGATTGGTAAACATCCTTGATGACCCGTTGGGTAGAGGAAAGACTGGGTTCGATTCTCAGCTATCTCACTTTATTTAAGGAGAATAATATGAAAAGAAGTAAAATAATAAAAGCTAGTCAGCTCAACATACAGCTCTACAGTCAGCTCGGAGATCAGCTCAGCAATCAGCTAAGAAACAAAACAATTGAGGAACTAAGAAAAAGGAAATAATATGATTGATTATTTCATATTTATTTACATTTCAGCATTGACTATTGTTTACATAATTCCTAGTATATCAGTAATATTAGGTTCTTATTATTATGAAAGCGAAGAGTTAAGAGAGTTTGCTTTAATTCCTCTCGTCAACATTGTTGCGTTTCTATTTATGATTATAATGCTAATAACAGAATTATTCGAAATACTAGGTGATAAAATAGATTCATTTAAAAAGGATTAGTATGAAACATTGTATTGTATTAGTTGGTCCTCCTGGTTCTGGTAAGTCAACATTTGCTTCTAAGTTGGAGTTAACAGGATATGTTCGTATATCTCAAGACGATCAAGGTAAAGATGGGCATTTAAAAGCGTTTAAAGACGCAATAGAAGCAGGACAGAAGATTGTTGTAGATCGTATGAACTTTAGTAAAGAACAACGAAATAGATACCTTTCTGTTGCAAAGGAACACGGTTATGAAACAGCTATCTTTTCTTTTATTGTTCAAACAAAAGAATGTCTAAGAAGAATGGAACAAAGAACAAATCACCCAACTATTACCTGTTATAAAGAAGCAAGGTCTGCACTTGATACTTTCCTGTCTAAGTTTCAACCTATTAGTTCAGAAGAAGCTGACATAATCATTACTGAAAAGGGATTACTTAAAGATAAAGAACAAGCAATATATTGCGATATTGATGGTACTATCGCGGATTTAAGCCATAGATTAAACTTTGTTCGTGGAGAAGGAAAGAAAGATTGGAAACTATTCTTTAGTACAATGCCAGAAGATAAACCTATAATGGAAATAATTCATATACTTAGAACATACAAAGAAACAGGAATGAAAATAGTATTGTGTTCAGGTCGTCCAGACGATTACAGAAAACAAACAGAAGAATGGTTAAACAAACATGATATACCTTATGATGAATTATTTATGCGATACAGTGGAGACTTTAGACAAGACAATATCACTAAAGAAGTTTTATTAGAATACGAAATACTACCTAAGTATAATATATTCTTTGCTCTAGATGATAGACAACAGGTAGTAGACATGTTAAGAAGTAAAGGATTGAAAGTACTACAAGTAGCCAAAGGAGATTTCTAATGATTAAATACGTACAAGGTGATTTATTTGATGTAACAGAGGGAGTAATCGCTCATGGTGTAAACTGTCAGAGTAAGTTTGGCTCAGGTGTAGCTAAAACAATGTTAGAAAAATACCCCGTTGTGAAGGAAAACTATCACGGATTATGTGAACATTACAAATTGTTGAACTTTGGAACAGGCTTATTACTAGGCATGGTTCAACCTGTTAAAGTTTCCGATAAACTAACAATACTAAACTGTTTCACACAGGATAAATACGGATATGATGGAAAACAATATATCGACTATGATGCTATTGAACAATGTATGAATGAAATTAAAAGAAAGTACTTGGATAAAGGTAAGATTGTAGCTATGCCTAAAATTGGCAGTGGATTAGGTGGAGGAGATTGGACTAAGATTGAAGAAATAATCAATAAAGTAACAGGTGATAGTGAAATTTTAATTTACGTGAAATAGTTCTTGACAAAAATCAAAAAATGTGATATAGTGAATTTGAAGTTAGGTCCAGACTGTTAGTTATGGATTCGAACCAAAATGCGTCTAAAGTTACTTCGGACAGTATTTAACTCGCTACCTAACTTCATTTTATAACTGGAGGGTTATGTCATTATTTAAAACACCACTGACTCAAATATTAGAGATATATCCTCACTCAAACGCTGAACGATTAGAAATTGCAATCGTATATGGATTTCATGTGGTAATTCCAAAAAACAAATACGTTGTGGGAGATGAGATTATCTACGTTCCAATTGATTCAGTATTACCTAATAACTTAGAATCTAAATTATTTCCAGAAGGAAGTAAGATCAAGCTACATAATTCAAGAGTTAGACAAATTCGTATTAGAGGATTTGCTTCTCAGGGTATGCTGATATCTAAAGAAGAAATATCAGAATTTACTGATGTATCTAAGTTTTCACTAGAGGATGATTTATCTGAATCGTTAGGTATTATTAAATACGAACCACCTGCTCCTGAGTTTACTCCTAGACTTAAAACATCTAGAAACAAACCACTAGAGAACCCATTATTTCATAAATATAACGGACTAGAAAACGTAAAATGGTTTCCAAACCTATTCACTGAAGGAGAGTTAGTTGTAGTTGAGGAAAAATTGCATGGAAGTAACTGTAGAGCATCTATGTTACCAACAGTAATTCCGTCTTTAAACGAATTCTTTGGGTGCTTAAATCAACTTAAAACAAGGAAAGGAGATACTAAGACCATTCTTCTTTCGAGCTTAAATATGCTAAAAAGAATCGTTTCTGGAAAGCTAGGTCTATTACCTAAATACGAGTTCTGTTATGGGTCTAATAACGTAGAACTTACTAACAGAGTCGGATACTCTGGTTTCTATGGTGAAGATGTATATGGTAATGTTTTAAAAGGTGTTAAGGCTAAAGATAAGATTAAAGAAGGTGAAACTATTTATGGTGAGCTAATTGGTCAAGGAATCCAAAAGAATTACGATTATGGATTTAAAGACAGACATCATTTTGTTTTATTTGATGTTAAAAAAACATTAGATAACAGTGAACACGTATGGTTAAGTCCTAAAGAAGTTCGTCAGTATGCAGAAGAAAGAGGATTTGATGTTGTTCCAGTATTATACGAAGGTCCTTTTAATAAAGAAAAAGTATATGAATTAACTAAAGGTGATTCAGTATATTGTCCAGAACAAAAAATCAGAGAAGGTGTAGTTATTAAATCTATTGAATCATACAATGATAAGTTCTGTCCAAACAACAGGAAGTCATTAAAATGGATTTCAGAAGCATACTTAGATAAAGATAACTCAGACTTTCATTAAGGATTATATGACAAGAAAAGAAGCTAAGAACGCAGTTAAATTCTTTGTTAGAGCAATAGTGTTGCCAACTTTACGTGAGAATGAAAACAAACCAATAACATTACCTATTGTTTTACAAAAAGCAAAGAAAGTATTAGGAGAAAAGAAGTTCTATGAAATCTGGAAGAAAACAAAGAGTGAAGAAGACAAAAGATCAGATACAACAAGAATTAGAATTAGTTCAAGGTGACCAGTATAGGGAGTCAGCTCCTTCTAAGATTAGTGGGAAGAATAAGAAATTGAAATCACTAAGAAGTAAACTAAAACATTTAACAGGTAAGCTAGAACATTTTACAAAAAGAAGAAATGAAAAAGCGCAAAATAAAGGATATGGCATAGATATACTTAATAGCATAGTATCCAGTTATACTAAGCAGGTTAAGAAAGTACAAGAAGAAGTAGATAAGTTGGAAAAATTATAAAGTTAATCCTTCTACAATATTAGTAAAGGAAGAACTTGGAAAGGATTAAATGCAAGCAACTATAGTATTAATTTATTACATACTTTACGCTGGTGGTAGTATAACATCTGGAACACAAGAGTTCAAAGAAACGGCTCTTTGTCAAAAAGCAATAAGTGAATTAATTAGAATGGAAGAAGAATCGAATAGTAAAAACAAAGAAAAACTACAAATAAAAGCTATTTGTGTAGAAAAATAAGGAGAAACGATGAAATTATTAATGTTACTGTTTTTAGTTATTAGTTGTGGAAAAGAAAGAAAACTAACTTTACAAAAAGGTTCAAGTGGTATCAACGGTGAAAACGGTAAATCAGCACATTCATTGGTATCTGAAATTAGTATTATTGATGAGGGATTATTATGTCCAACTGGTGGCAAAAGTACAGACATTTACTTAGACACAGATGATAGCTTAACTGCATCTGAAGGTGACATATATCAAAACAGTATTATTATTTGTAACGGATTAAATGGTTTACAAGGTGAACAAGGTCTGCAAGGAGAGCAAGGTCCAGAAGGTGAAGTGGGTCCACAAGGTCCTGCTGGTCAAAATGGAGAACAAGGTCCTGTTGGTCCTCAAGGTGCAGAAGGTGACGCAGGTACGTTAGTAACAATTAATTCAAGTTCATCTAGTTCATGTACTCAAGTTTCTGGCACATCATATTATACAAAAGTGAATGGTAATAACGTAGGAGTGTTTACTTCTTCTAGTTGTAGTAACTCGCATAAAGTTGATGAATTATCAAACGGAGAAAGTTTTTGGTTCTCAGGAAATAAGATAGGATTTAGCTTAGGTAGTTCTGGTATTAGAATTGTAACATTTAACTAAGGAGTTTGAAATGAAATTAATCATATTGATATTATTAGTATTTACTGTGAATTGTTTTGCTGAAGAAATTGAAGTTCCTAAATTATTTAAGGATTCAAAAATCACTGTCACATTAAAGAATGGTGAGACATATAATTTTGATGGTAATAAATACATGGTAGTTAAAAGAAAAGCCAAAGTGAATATTTCCGCAATTTTAACTGAAGATAATAAAAAAGACAAACCTCTGATTTTTAAAGAAAAACAAAAAGAATCAAATAAAAATAGAGTTAGAGTGATGGCTGGTGTTGGACCTAACGGGTTTTCTGTGAATAGAAAGAAAGACACTGTTAAAGTTAGAACAGAACAAGAAGAATTAATCGGTATCGGCTTTGATAGATTATTAGATGATAAAATGTCAATCAACGGTCAAGCAATTAGCAACGGTACTTTAATGTTAGGCTTAGGATTAGATTTTTAGGAGGAATATGTTAGAACATTTAATCGGTAAAAAATTCCCAATTAAAGATATAGACGGCAACATACTTGATTATAAAAAGATAATTGAAGTTAAAGCAATAGAATCTGTAGCTGGTTATTCTCTAACACTGGAAGGTGAATTCCTTCCAGCCTTCATATCTTATTCAGACGTAAAAAAGTTCTTGACAAAATAAAGAAAATGTGGTATAGTGGAGATGTCATTAGGAGGTATTAATGGCATCTCGTGGAAACGGTCAGTATCAAAGGAACAGAAGAAATCTAATTAAAAGAAATCTTCAATTAAACGGTAAGTATGTTTGTGAATATTGTTCCAAGAATATGCAATTCCATAATTCAAAAGAAAAAGATTACGTAACTATTGATCACTTAGTTCCCTTATCTAACGGTGGTTCAAATAGAATTGATAATCTAGTAGTTTGTTGCAATGAGTGCAATCATACAAAAGCAGATTTAAGTATTTTAGAATTCTTTCTTAAAAAGAAACAAGCATGTTAGAAAAAATAATTAATGCTGGAATTATATTTATCTTAGGTTTTCTAGTTGGTGTGCTTATTACAATAACTAAAACAGGAATACAATGAATAATAAACTATCTCACTCATCAGTAACTAAATACACTGATTGTTCTAAAGCTTGGGAACTTCATTACAAAAAAGGATATAGGGGCAACTTGCACTCATCAGCTTTGTTATTCGGTACAGCCTTAGATAAGGCACTAGAAACATTTCTTAAAACAAAAGACGAAGACCAAACTAAGAAAATGTTTATGGATACTTGGACTGAACAAAAACTAAATGGTGTATCAACTCAATTAATATCTGCAACTAATATAGTATATGCTAATTCTGATTTCGATTATGAAGTATTAGAACAGTTATCTGGACTAGGTGACGACTTACCTTCTAAAGAACAAGTAGACAAGCTTTATGAGCTTAAAGACACAGTAGGATATGACAACCTACCAGAAGCTAGGAAGAAAGAACTAAACTTCATTAACTGGCATGTAATGCGTATTAAAGGGCTTCTGATGGTGGAAGAAGCAATTAAACAGATAAAAAATAATGTAACAGAAGTACTAGGTACGCAAGTTAAAGTTGAACTAGCTAATAGTGAAGGTGATAGTATCATTGGTTATGCAGATGCTGTCGTTAAATGGAAAGGATACGATGCTCCTATTATTCTAGACTTTAAAACATCAAGCAAAATGTACGAGGATAATGCTGTAATAACTAGCCCACAATTAAGTTTATATGTGCATGGACTAAGCTCAGACTTCGGTCATACAAGACACGCTGGATTCTTTGTACTAAATAAACACATTAGAAAGAACAAGATTAAAATATGTTCTAAGTGTGGATTTGATGGTACAGGTGGAAGACATAAAACTTGCAGTAATATCATTGAAGGTGAACGTTGTGAGGGTGAATGGAACGAGAAGCTTAATCCTAGTATATTCACACAAATTATAATTAATGAGATACCAGAGAAGTTAGAAGAGATAGTTATTGAAAATATGAATATGGTTAATTCAGCAATTAAAACAGGTATATTTCCTAGAAACTTACAATCGTGCATAAAACCATATGGTAAGTGTGCTTTCTATGAAATATGTCACAAAGATGATTATAGTCAAGTAATCAAAAAAGAAGAATAAAGGAGAATTTATGAAAAACATTAAACAAAAAGTTCTACTAACAAGCCTAACGTCAGCAGTATTAGCTACTGGTATTAGTATCTATCAGATCAATAATGTAACACTAGGAGATGAATTAAACCTGATAACAAAATTATCAAGTGCTTGGTTTTTGGGTCTATTTAGTGTAGCGTCTTTCTTCATCGGATTGGTTTATCCTAAGGATAGTTAAAATGGAACATGAAACTAATAACAATAAACCAGATAAGATTAGAGTTAAAGCTTCTTGTGTGGTTAAATAGGAAATTATGATTACTATACTTAGTATTATTTATTTTGCTTATAATTTTTGGTCTACATCCTTAGTACTAGAATTCTTAACTGAAGAAGGAATACAAGGTATAGCTATGAAGCATATTTTATTCTCTTTAACATGTTTACCAGCAGTTTTATTTGTATCCATTGTTGCTATAATTATCATGATATGGGATTCTGCTATATTTGAAAATGGACTACTATATAAGATACTAAACTACAAACCATTTAAAAGGAAATAAAATGAGTATTTTTAGAGACTTAATAGATGCAGAATATTACATAGAATACCAATCATCATTAGAATACCAAGCATCATTAGCTGATAGATATATTGAAGCTAAAGAAGCTTGGAGCATAAACGATCTAGCTAAACATATATTAGATAATCAAGATAAAATAACAAAAGTATACAGACAGATGAATTTAGATATTGCAAATAAAGTAATTAAAGGATATAATATTACAGATAAACAGAAAAACTGTTTGTATAATTGCTATGCTTTTATGGAGGAATAATTATGAACGGATACAGCTTACTAGGACTATTATATCCAATTACGGAAGCAGGAACTAATAACATTATCGGATACAAAACAATAACATCAGTTAGTATGATAAATAATTATGCTTTCTTTTTGATAGGGTTAGATAATGCTACACAACCTAGTATATTAATACCTCTTCATAAGATTGACGATTTTATAAAGAATCAACCAAAAGATGCAATAATATTAGATACAGTAGAGGATTTTAAATGAAATTAACAAAGAAACAAAAGAAAGACATTAAAGAAAACTTAACTGCCTATGTCTTTGCTGTGCTTCTAAATTTACTTTGTGTTTTGGTATTGAAATATGGATTCGATTATAAAGAAGATGCTTTGAGATACCTATTTGGTCTATCTTTTATTCCTTTCGTTAACTTATTTATGTTAATCCTGTACTTTTATCTTACAATAATTCCTTTAATAATTTTATTAGCAGGTCTAATAGGAGGTTTGTTTGTATAAATTAATTATTTTATTGTTGTTAGTATCGTGTGGTGTAGATAAAAAAGAATTAGCAGTTAAATTCGCAAAGAATTTTTGTAGTTGTAATAGAGGATTAGATAGTATACATTTTACTGAAGAAAGTTTTACTTTTAGGTGTAGAGACAATGCGAGCTATGGGAAAGAAGTTGTATACGACTCTTTGTATTATGGGAGAGTTTGTGAAAAGAAGTGAAGCTATACAAAATATAGTTAATGTATTAAGACTTACAGGAAATCATTATTGCAATGACGGTAGAGATATACAAGATGCTGATAAAATTTTAAATAGATTAGAACAAATTGGTATGTTACCTCCAAGTTATATACTATATTCCATAAAAATAAAGGAATTGGAGGAGCTAGAGCTGCAAGTAGAATTGATGGTAGATGGGAGCCAGAAGGAGAATAACTAGATGAAAATAATAATGAAAGCTATAGCTGGGTCACATTTATTTGGACTAAATACCGAGAAATCAGACAAAGATTATAAAGGCGTGTACTTACCATCTGCTGACGACATATTACTAGGTAAATTTAATAAAAGTATTAATCAAAGTACTAATAATTCAAATAATAAAAATAACAGCTCTGATATAGACACTGAATTATTTTCATTAGATAAGTTTATGAACATGCTAAAAGAAGGACAAACAGTAGCAATCGAATTATTGTTTACTCCCGATGAATTTATTCTAGAGAAACACCCACTATGGGATGAGATTGTTTCAAAAAGAAATGAATTAGTACATAAGAATGTAGTTAGTTTTATTGGATATGCTAAACAACAAGCAGCTAAATACGGTATTCGTGGGACTAGAATGGGTTCAGTAGAGAAGGTACTTGAAACTTTAAAGAATTATAAAGAAACTTATCCTTATTCTAATAAGTTATTTAATTTTAGAAATCAATTATTAGAACTAACTAAATTAGAATATGTTCATATTGTTCAAGTTCCTAAAGTTAAAAATGATTTAAATGAAGGATATGACGAACATTTTGAAGTTATTGGTAAAAAGTATCCAATGTTTTCAACGATTGATTACGTTATCAATTCTTTACAAAAAGCGTACGATGAATTTGGTACAAGAAGTAAATTAGCTAAAATGAACCAAGGCGTAGATTGGAAAGCTGTCAGTCATGCCTTACGTGTTATACACCAAGGAAAGGTATTATTGACAACAGGTTCTTTAGCTTTTCCGTTAGAAAAAGAACAAAGAGACTTTATATTATTGGTTAAAAAAGGAGAATTAGATTTCACAACAATAGTTCAACCTGAAATAGAAAAAGGATTAAAAGAACTACTTGAAATTAAACAACATTCAAATTTACCAGATAGTATAGAAATAAACCATATTATTTTAGATATATATAGAAAAGTTATTAAAGAGGAGATATAATGACTAATTACAAAATGTTACTAAATGCAACCGCTTTAGTTTTCTTTATTATAGCAATGATTAAACAAGGTGGTATTTTCCCTAAATCAAAAGAACAACAATCAGAAGGAAGACCATATACTTTAGCTGGGTGGGTATTTTTAATAGCATATTTTTTAATGTAAATAGTTCTTGACAAATAAACAAAAGTATGATATAGTAATTTTAACAAAGGACGAATATGTCAAAAAAGAAAGAACAAACAATTGAAACAGAACAAGAATCAGAACAACTAACAGAACTTAGTAATGTTGCTATTGGTTTAGTGAAACATAACGGCGTTTTTAAAACTATTAAAGTTCCGTTTAGTATTGACGCAGGTATAGCTGGTGTACCAGAAGTTTTAGGTGAAGATGTTGAAAAGCAGGTAGCCGTTGAAAGATTTAAAATGTCAGTAATTCGTGAAGGGTTATTTTAATAAGGAGAGATATGAGTAAGATTGTAAAAACAAAGAAAGGGACAGACCTACCTCTTGTTAATCTTAAAGGTAAAAGCTACATGCTTGTTGCACATCGTCTAGTGTGGTTCAACGAGGAAGTAGATAATTTTGAAATCAGTACTGAGTTCTTGCTATTAACAGAAGATCAAACTGTAGCAAAAAGTACAATCAAAATCAAAGATAAAGACGGTAATATTATCAAACAAGTTTCAGCAACAAAGCGTGAAACAAAGAAAGATTTTTCAGATCACACAGAGAAAGCTGAAACAGGTTCAATTGGTAGATGTTTAGCTCTTTGTAATTATGGAACAGCATTTGCTTTAGCTGATTTGGATGAGGGTGAAAGAATCGTAGACTCACCCCTAGCTGATACACAAGCTAGTAAACCTCCTCAACAAGAAGCCCAACCTAAACCTTCTGGGTTTTCTAAACCAAGTAAATCTCCACCAGCTACGCCAGCTAAAGAAACACAAACAAATGATGATGGTTGGCAATAAAAAGGAATTATATGTCAGAAGAAAATAATGTAACAGAAGAGCAACAATTGCAACAGTTAGACGTTAAAGTAGAAGAAGAAAAGCTTTTACAGGAAGCAGAAGCTAGAGCAAATGACCCATTAGCTACCGCTAGTTTAGGTTATGGATTATACTCAACAAAATTCAGACAAGGTGTTGATTTTTTATCGTCAAGAGGAGCAAAAAGATTACTTAAGGCTCTAGTAGATAAAGACTTAACAGACGCTGCCTACAAGTTAAATAAAACAGAAAAAATGTTATTAGAACTAGGTAACTATGCTTTAGAATGTAAGTTCTTAATGATGATGCAGACATATAACGAAGCAAGAGACTTATTACAAAAAGCAGCAGACCCTAATGTCGAACTAACAGAACAAGAAAAGAAAGACCTGGAAATTATAAACGAAGGAGAAAACAATGGCTAGAAGAAAAGTTGGAGAAATTAAGAAATCAAAGAACGCAGGTGAATCAGATTATGTTGAAATCTTTAGAGATATTAAAATTCCCGAAGGTTCTAAGAAAGTATTCTTACAGTTAGAAAGTAAGAAATCAAAAATTGAAGGCATTACTAAAGCTTTAAATGATGGTAAGATAACAGAAGATTATGCCAAAAAACAGATTAGTTACGCTAATGAAATGAAAGATTACGTTAGGTTTGAAATTATACAAGTAACAAAGGATTAGTAGGATACCTCCACCTACTACGAATCGAGTGCTCCTTAAGGCAGTAATTACGCTTTAAGGAGCTTATTAAAAGGGAGGACTATTATGAATAATTTGGAGGAAGAAATGAAGTTTGTAAATCTCCGTGAGGGATTAACTAGTAAAGCTAATCTAGTCGCAGCTAATGAGTATCAGAATTTAATCAAAGATAAATCTAAAGATTGGTATCGTAGTTTGTTTTTATATAATCAAAATCATAAAAAAATAGTATCTACTACTGGAACTGTTTCAGGGATTGAAGATACTGTAACCAATATATTATACTTCGACTTTGATAGTAAAGATAGTTTAGAACTTGCTCGACAAGATGCTATTGTTACAGCACATAGATTGATTGATAGAGGTATTCCAGAGCAATCTATTGTAGCTCACTTCACTGGAAACAAGGGATTCTCTTTGGAAGTACAGTTGAATGATAGTATTACTCCGTCAACATTTAAAGCTATTGTGTTTGATGTTGCAGGGGACTTGAAAACGTTTGATAAGGTGGTGAACGACCCTAATAGAATTATTCGTTTACCGAACACTAAACATCAGAAATCTGGATTATACAAGATTCCACTTCATTTATATGAGTTAGATGAACTACCAATCACTCAGATAACTGAACTAGCTAAAAATCAAAGAAACATTCAAGTTGAAAGTACACAAGTCGACTTACCAGATGATATGAAAAATATTAAAGTACCTGAAAAGAAGAAAGAAACAGAAGCTGAGTATAGTTTTGATCACACAACTATCGACATGAAAACAAAACCTAAATATCTAGATGAAGCTAGATGGTTATTAGCTAATGGTTTCTTTAAAACAGGTCAAAGAAATCACGCTATGTTATGCCTAGCTGCTACATATCGAAATGTCGGATACGCAGAAGAACATGTAAAAAATCTACTAACTGGTGTTGCTGAAATCCAATCTAAAAGAACAGGAGAAGAAGAATTTCCTGATTCTGAAATCGATTTAATCATTAGTCAAGTGTTTTCTGAAACATGGAAAGGTGGACAATTCACAACCAAAGACCCTACTAATTGGTTAGCAATATATGCTTCTAGTATGGGTGTTAAGAATAAGATTGATTTAGATGTTGAACCAATGAAAATTAGTGAAATTGAATCACAATTCGTTTCGTTTGTTCAAAACATAGAAAAGAATACAATCAAAACAGGTATTAAAAGCTTAGATAGAACAATGCCTATTACGGTTGGTTCTAATGTCGGTATTGTAGCTGCCCCTGGTGCGGGAAAAACTGCACTCGCCTTGAATATACTAGAGAATACGTCTAAACAAGGTATAACTAGTGTGTTTGCATCGTTAGATATGCACAGAAATAGGTTATTTGAAAAGCTATTATACAAAGTAACAGGATTACCTAGAGAAGAAGTATACCACATTTTCAAAACAAACAATCCTAGACAAAAAGAATTAATGAACTTGATCAGAGAACGATATGGAAACGTTTGGTTTTACGACAGAAGCTCAGCTACTATTGCTAGTATCCGAAATTATATTCAAGAGGTTGAACAAACAACGGGCGAGAAAGTCCGATTTGTTATGTTAGACTACTTCGAGAGAGTAAATACTGACGTATCAGACGATACTGCTGCTTCTAAGAAAATAGCAAATGAAATTCAAGACTTAGTGAATGATTTAGATGTCGCAGCTATTGTTCTTTGTCAACCTAATAAATTTAGCTTGGGAAGTGGACCAGACACAGAGATAACGAGCTATACATCAATTAAAGGTAGTTCATTCTTGTATCAATCATTCAGAGGTATTATAAGTTTATCTAGACCATTTTATACTCCATCAACTAAAGAGTTAGATAAGTATATGGTAATGAATATTTTAAAGAATGATCTAGGTGAATTAGATAGACTAGAGTTCGGGTGGAAAGGTAAAACAGGAGAAATTAGTGAACTTGAAGATGTTGAAAGACAAGAATTAAAAGAATTATTAAAGCTCAAAAAAGAAAACAAAGACAATGATTCAGGATGGGACTAAAATAACACTTGACAAAAATCATGTTTTATGATATAGTACCATATTAGGAGGACCTATGAAAGATCAAAACCCAATGCCTTTATTCGACATTATTTTAAGAAAACCAACGGATGAAAAATCATGGTTTGAATTAGCTTTAGAAGAACTAGAAAAAGAACAAACTAAAGAGAATTAATGTCACAGTCATTAATCTATGGAAAGAATTCTCTAGAAAGAATTGTTTCAATTGAAATTCAAAATGATAAAGCGTTAGTGTATACTGTAGACGAGAACTTCAAAACTCATTTACAGTATATGTCTAATCGTTTCTGGCTTCTTAGTGATAGGAAGATAGGAAATGACTTTGTTAGATTAGATGGTGATTTACATTATAAGTTTGGAAAACAATTTAAAAATAAATCAGAGTTAGAAGAAGCAAGAATTAAATATCGTAACGAAGATATATATAGTGTTTATAATGACCAAGAAGCGTTTATGTTGAAAGACGGATTAACGTATTACAAAGGTCTAACAAACACTGAATTACCTATGTTAAGCTTCGATATAGAAGGCACAGGGTTGGAACACAATCACGACTCGAAAGTATTATTAATTTCTAATACATTCAGAAAAAACGGAATTGTAATTAAAAAATTGTTCAGTTACACTGATTATAATAATTGTGGTGAAATGGTTGCAGATTGGTGTTCTTGGGTTTGTTCAATGGACCCAGCAATAATAATTGGTCACAATATCTTTGGATATGACTTACCGTATATGTTATTCTGTTCAGAAAGACACGGATATGAACTTAATCTAGGTAGAGACGGTTCAGCGATGACTAGAGCTAAACGTGAATCTAAATTCAGAGTAGATGGTAGTAGAGATTTACATTACAATAAATGTAAAATACATGGAAGAGACCTAATTGATACAATGTTTTTAGCTTACAGATATGATACTGCAACTAAAAAATATGAGTCATATGCGTTAAAATCTATTATTAAAGTCGAAGGTCTAGAGAAAGAAAAAAGAGTACATTATGATGCTAGTCAAATAAGACATAATTATTTAATTCCTGAAGAATGGGAAAAAATAAAAGTATATTGTGAAGACGACAGTGACGATTCTTTAGCATTATATGATTTAATGTCTGCCCCTTTCTTTTATATGACTCAAATGATTCCTAAAACTTTTCAATTAATTGTTGAAAGTGCCAGCGGTAGTCAATTAAATTCGCTAATGGTTAGAAGTTATTTACAAAACAAACATAGTATTCCTAAAGAAGATGGTCCTGTCGAATACGAAGGAGCAATCTCATACGGAAATCCTGGTGTGTATCAAAACGCTGTGTCTTTCGATATTGCTTCACTATATCCATCTGTGATGCTTGAATATCAAATATATAGTAAAGAAAAAGACCCTAATTGTCACATGCTCAAACTATTGGAATATTTAAGGGCTGAAAGATTAAAGAATAAAAAATTAGCAAAAGAGACAGGCAATAATTTATATAAACACCTAGATACCAGCCAGAAAATTCTGATAAATTCTCTGTATGGATTCATGGGTGCACAAGGACTAAATTTTAACTTCCCAGCGGGTGCAGCAGAAGTAACCAGACGTGGACGAGAAATACTAACATATTCCATTAATTGGGCAGAATCAAAAGGATTTAGTGTTCCTAAAGTAGACACAGATTCTATAACTATATGGAAAAATGGACAAGAATTTAATAAACAAGAAATAGATAAACTAATTACTGAAATTAATGAGTTATTACCTAAAGAAATTAAGTTTGAATTAGATTCAGTATATGATTCGATTATGGTTGTAAAAGCAAAAAATTATGCTTATCGTGAAGGTGATAAAATAACAGTTAAAGGTTCAGCATTAAAAGCTTCAACTAAATGTTCTGCCCTAAAAGAAATGATTAAAATTATTATAAAACACATACTTTACGGTGGTCCATTCGAAGAACTTAAACAACTATATATTAATTATATTAAAGAAGCTTCTAATGTTACAGATATCAAAAGATGGGCAGCAAGAAAAACATTATCAAGTACTATGATGGAATCTGAAAGAACAAACGAGACCAAAGTATTAGACGCTATTAAAGAATCAAACTATGTGGAAGGCGATAGGTTTTTTGTTTTCTACAAAGAAGACGACACTCTGTGTCTAGTTGAAGACTTTAAAGGTGAATATAATAAATCCAGACTATATAAAAACATATACGATACAATTTCAGTATTCGATACAATTTTTGATATTAAAACACATTTTCCTAACTACTCACTTAAAAAGAATTTAAAAGTTATTGATCAGGTATTAAATATTGCTTGACAAATAAACAAAAGTATGGTATAGTAAACTCTAGGAGTTTTAATGGGTGTTCACAATCTAGCAACCAGAAAAAGAAAGAAAGAACTTATTAGAAGTATAAAAGCAATGGAAGTTAGTTTAAAGAATATACAAACGTGTTTACAAATTCTAAATAGACCAGACACAAAGGATTCAAGGTTAAAGTATATAGCAAACGAATTAAACTATATTAGATCAGAGTATTCAAGTCGAATGAAAAGCTTTAGAGATGAAATAGATAGAATTAATGATTTAATAGAAAAAGAGAGTATTGAATGAAAGAAGAATGGAAAAAAGTACAAATTAATTTCGTACAAAGATGTTTAGAAAAAGGTATGACTAGATTTAGCATAGCTAAGGCTTATCGTGAAAGATTTGGGTCGTATCGTTCAGTTGACTCTATTAAACACTGTATTGACAATCATTGTTCAGAAGTTCCAGAATACACACCAAAGGTTCTAGTATTTGATATTGAGACAGCACCAATGTCATTATATGGATTTGGTCTTTATGATCAGAACTTTAGTATCAATCAAATGATTGAAGATTCCTTTATTCTATCTTGGTCAGCCAAATGGTTAGGGTCTGATGAAGTATTATATGCTGATCAGAGAAATAAGAAAGGTAAAGCATTGATGAATGATAAAACATTAGTTAAAAAGTTATTGAAACTAATCAATGAAGCTGATATAGTTTTGGGACAAAATTCAAATTCTTTTGATATTAAGGTTATTAATTTTAGAATAGGAGTTCATAGGCTTCCAGAATTAAACTCTTTTGGTAAACTAGATACTAAAGTAATAGCTAAACGTCATATGAAATTACCAAGTTATAGTTTAGAGTATATGAGTCAAAGATTTAATAAAAAATATTTTAAATCTAATCACCCAGAATTCAGCGGATTTGCTTTACATAGAGAGTGTATGAATGGCAACATTAGAGCATTTAATAGTATGGATAAATATAATAGATTAGACGTATTAGCGACGGAAGAATTGTTTGTTGATACTTTATCTAAATTCGATAAGTCTAAGTTAGTAAAAAGAGCAATGGATTCTTACAATAAAATTAAAAACAAATAGGAGGGGTATGGGATTTGTTCTTGGTTTAGGTGGTAAAAAACGTTCAGGAAAAGATACATCTGCTGATATTTTAGTAAAGGAATTCGGGTATACTAAATTAAGTTTTGGTGACGACTTAAAACATTTATGTCAAGCAATGACAGGAATTCCATTGAAAAACTTCTATGAAGAATCATTAAAAGATACTAAGTTCAGTTCACCTTTAGTATTAAATAAAACAGATTTATACAATAATATTTTAGATTACTTTAATAAAACTGAATCATTGTTTCAACCAACTGATGAAAAGATAGCATTTTCTTCTCCAAGAGAAATAATGCAAGTAATTGGAACTGACATTGTTAGAAAAACATTATTTGATAATAATTTTTGGATTACTTTTCTTAGTAATAAGATTAAACAAATTGAAACACCAGTAGTGATTGCTGACATGAGATTCTCACATGAACGTAAGTTTATTAAAGAACTAGGTGGAATAACTTGTAGAATCAAAAGAGAAGAAGCAGATGGTTCAGGTGATTCCCATAGTAGTGAGAATGATCTAGGTGAAGATAGTGAATATGATTTTGTTTTATTAAATAACGGTTCTATGAGCGAGTTAAGATCATCTGTTAGACAATTAGAGAAGTTAGGACAAAGAGCATATTTATATGGAGAAATTAAAGATGATAGTAAACATTAAGAAATTAGTAAAAGAAGCCGTAATTCCTAGTTATGCGAAAAATGGAGACGCAGGGTTAGATTTAGTCGCAACCAGTAGAACTATAAATGATGAAGGTATTATAACATATGGAACAGGATTAGTTTTTGAAATACCAGAAGGGTATACAGGATTACTTTATCCACGTTCTAGTTTAAGTAAAACCGACTTGATTTTATGTAATCATGTTGGAGTTATTGATAGTGGATATCGAGCAGAAGTATTATTAAAATTTAGAATCACAAGCAATGATCCTTTTTATAACGAAAATAAAGTATATAAAGTAGGAGACAGGATTGCACAGTTAATAATAGTACCTTATCCTAAAATAGAATTTAATGAGGTCACTGAATTAAGTTCAACAGAAAGAGGTACTGGAGGGTTCGGTTCAACAGGCTCATAAGGAGTTTAAATTGGGTAAATCAAAGCATAGAGCATATGAAAAAGAAGATAAAGATGGAGAAGTAAGTAAATTAAAAGAAAGGATACGAAAACTAGAGAAAGAAAATAACCAACTAAAATCAGAAATAAGAACACTAGAATCTGCATTTGATAAGACAAAGAGATTTCTAAAAGGTTCAATGAATGAATTTAGCGTTGAAGATGCAATCGAAGCTGCCAAGAAAGATAAAACATTAAAAGAAATGAAGACACAATATACTAATTTTTGTCCCAAATGTGGAGGAGAGATTAGGGTGGATAAGCTACCTTTTGGTAGTATGGTGTTTTGTTTAAATGAAGAGTGTAAACATCATGAGTTAAGGAGAAAAGAATGATTGTGCACGTTTATAGAAATTTACACAAAAATAAATGGTCTATTAAATATAAAGGTAAAGTAATAAAACACCTAGATGAATTAGTTCTAATTAATTGTGTATTTAGAGTTCAAAAGGCTGGAAGGGCAAAAGTACTTAGAGAAAAAAGAAAGAACGTACATGCTTATGTTTGTGGAGAGTTAACTGATATAACAGACACAACAATATGTAACACACCAGCAGGATATAATCCATATAAAAGAGATTGTTTTGTTAATAAGATAGATAATTCAAAAATTGAAAAATCAAATACTGTTTGCTTTCTAAAAGATGGAACAATTAGAGTATAAAAAGTTCTTGACAAAATCATAAAAGTATGATATAGTATAATAGATGAAGAAACAAAACCGAATAGCATTTGTTAAACATGTATTAAGATCAGCGTCACTACGTTGGCAACCAAGAAATCAAGCACTAGTAAATGCTCGTGTTGAACGAGGATTATATAAATGTGCTATCTGTGGTGAAAACTTCAAAAGAAAAGACGTACAAATCGACCATATTCTTCCAGTAATAGATATTAAAGAAGGTTTCACTACCTTTGATGCATACATTGAAAGGTTACTTCCTGAAGACCCAAATGCTTTTCAAATTTGTTGTGTGACTTGTCATGAAACTAAAACAATGATTGAAGACGAATTCAGAAAGAAGTACAGAGAAGAGAAGCGTAAAGAGAAGAAAAGGAAGAAGAATGAACAGTAAACTTCAAGAATTAACCAGATTAATGATTCTTAGTAATCTTGTTCTTGGAACAATCGGTAATATCATCTTTTCTGATTGGCAACAACAAGAAAATATTTCCTCTCAATGTATTAAGTTCTTATTATTCTTTACTATATCACAAATAATTTTAGTATTAACGGAGAAAAAATGAATGAGTTAATTATTGCTGTCTTGGGTTCAACTATCGGACTCGTCTTATACAGGTTCTTTGTTAATAAAAACATAGTTGAAACAGATAAAAAACTTAAAGAACAGGTAGAAAAGATTGAAAAAGTTATAGATAAGATCGATGAAGACATAAAAGATACTGACAAACAAGAGAAACAAATAATCGAAGAAGGAGAGAAGAAGAAAAATGAAAACGATGTTAAAGATATTCTTGATTTCTTCAATAAGCCTAAATAGTTTTGCTCAGGTAACTTATATAGAGAAGAATAAGCCAGCCCCATATACTGGTTACCTATTCACTCCAGAAAAAACAATCGAAGTTAAGAATGATCTAATTGATCTTGAAACACAAAAGAAGTTAAACCAGAACTACAGAAAAAAGATTGATTTACAGGTTAAGAAGATTAAGCTTAGAGAAGAACAGATTGATTATTATAGAGCACGTAATCACCAACTACATACAGACATCGACTCTATTAAACGAGTTAATAACTATGAAAGAGCAGGGTGGTTCGTTTTGGGTGTACTAGCCACTAGTTTAGCGATTAAAGGGGCACAGGAATTAAGATAATGACTAACCCTAAGCTACCCCACCAGATCGACACAGAATCGCTCCTAGACGCTTTAGAGAATGATTTAGAGGTTATAGAAACAGAACAAGTACTAACTGAGTATTATAATGACATTGTTCCTTTTTTAAGTAGGTTTGAGATTAATCCTGGTCCAAATGCAGTAAATACTAAGATAATATATGACTTATACAAAGCATACTCTAATAACCCTGTAAATAAAATACAATTTGCGTTAGAGGTCAATAAGTACTTACCTCATTACTCTAATCATAACGGTATGTTTTATCGTATTAACTTTGATTCAATGAATTTATCCAAGTTATTATTTGAGTATTTGAAACAGAATAAATCAAGAAGAATGAAAAGTTCTGCACAAAAGAACGCATTTGAATACTTTTTAAATGAAACAAAGTTATTAGGAGGTAAAGTATGGTGTGAAGGATTCTTAATATACGAAGCTTATAATGAATTACGTAAGCTACGAGGAAAGAAATCATTATTTTCATATCCTAGTTTTATAAATATGCTTAAGTTATATTTCCCTAAAGCTAGAAGAGGTTCTAATCGTGCACTATGGTTCCAGATAAATCCAGAGTTTATTAGTAAGATGTTCACTAAAGAACAAAGACAACAAATACGAGAAGCTAGGAGCAAGAATGAAAAAGAAAACTAAACGTGATAAAGTTAAATATAAAGCATTAGAACCCGAGTTAAATCTAAAAACTAGATACGAAGAAATTGAAGACGTTGCTTCTTACGCAAAAAAGATACCAGATAAGTTAATGGATGTTACACTAGCCGATGGTACAACAGTTAAGATGAACCCTAAAGAATGGCTTAATTCGTTTATGGAAGAAACTGTATGTGCTAATTTCAATCATAAAGGCGTTAAAGTCATCAAAGACAAACAAGGTGAACTAGAATGTTATAGAAGAAATAATCAAAGAAATAGATGCGTGTACACTAAACAGAAAGCACAAGGTGATCATAATATGGATTACTTAGAGGATATGAAAAAGAAAGAGTTTGAAATTACGGAAAATAACGATGAAGATTCAACGATAATGAGTGAAGTAGTAGAGTTATTCGATAAGATAGATACAGACTAATCTTCTTTAGATTTATCATTAATACTGCCTAATTTCTCAATAAGTTTCTTAAATAGGTCATCACCGTGAATAGTGTTTAGGTTTTCTAGTATTGACTTAAATTCTACAACACCTATTAATCCTGCTACAATTTTATTAATTGGAATAGCTTTATCGATTAGATATGTCTCAACTAAGAAACCGGTGATTACAGCAGATTGATACACGAAAGCTTTAGTCACTGTTCTTCTTAAAGCTGCACTAGTTATCTTTTCTCCACGTTTACGAGATGCAAGCATACCAGTAATACAATCCATAAATATTAGAAAGCCAACTGTTATAAGTATTGCTTTAATTGGAGCAAATACGGCTAGTATACTGATTGTTGACGCTTGTAACCATTCTTTCATTTTATTCCTCTTCTACTGGACTTTGTTCTAAGTCTTCTGCTGATATTAACATTCTTGATTGTGGATTTTGAACAATAGTAAATAATGCTGCGTTTCTCTTACTTAAATCATTAGAGTTTAAACCTTCTTCTAGATATTCACCGTATGTTTTCAGTCCTGGTATTCCTTTTAACTTCTGAGATAATTCCATCATTTTATTGTGTGGCATTTTATAAATAGCTTTAGTAACATCAGCTACTTTATCCATTTTTCTACCTACGATATTAGCAGTTCTCATTGAAGTACCAGCCAATCCTTCACCTAAACCAAATAAAACATTAAGTCCTTTGGCTTGTTGACCAGAGTCAGCTCTTTCAAACATACCCAATTTAATAGAGCCTAGTTTATCAGAAACACCCTGAATTTCTTTTTCAAAGTCTAATGCTTTCTTTTTAAAGGCTGGCTCAGATATTTCACCTTTACCAAATCTTAGTAGCTCTTCTTTTTCGAATTGTTTTAATCCATCAAGGATGTTAGTAAATGCTGTTTTAGCTTTTAAACTAGATGTACCAGGTGCTGTACCTTTGTCTAGTAAGTCCATTATTGCATCATATAGTTTATTATCTTTTTGTTCAGACTTTAAATTACCAAAGAACACTCCAGATATTTCTCTAGGTTTATCTTTAGATATAATTGTTTCAGGAACTAATTCATTGAATCGTTGGAATCTCTCAGCGGCTTGTTTATATGCTGGTATTGATTCTTTTAATTTATTAGATACTTGTTTTCTGAAATCAGCAATGTTTTTCATTGTTAATTCAGTTGCTGTGTCTTTATTTTTAATTGAGTCTAATTGATTATAGATAGCATCCATATCATCTAATACTGCTCTAATTTCAGTTACAGACGATTGTCCAACTTGTACCATTCTTTCATATGCAGCTCTACCTTTAGGGTTCACTAGAATGTTCGGTGCTAAATCATAAGCACTCATTATACGTTGACCTGCGTTCTTAACTTCATTAGTTAAGTCAATAGACACTCCAGCTTTATCTGCATTATCAAGAGCATCTCCTACAGTTTTACCTATCTTATTTCTTGCTTCAATAATTTCATTTGTTAATTTAGTTGCTTCATTCTGTGCATACTGTGAAATCTTAGGTCCAACTATTTCATTACCAGCTTCATCAAATTGAGTTCTGATACCTAAGTCTTTTTCACTTGATGGGTCTATTCCTTCTTTACCCATTTGATATTGTTCTTTAATTTTACGAAGAAAAGGTCTTTCTTCAATAAACTCACCTGTTGCTTGTTTTGCTTTTTCTAATGCTTTACCAGCAGAAGTTGAACCGATATCACTTATTAACCCTCCACCGAAACCGAGAGTTCCACCCATTACTGCTCCACCAATTGTGTCTGCTTTTAATGCTTCTTTTTCTTCAGGAGTTGCACCAATTAGTTCACCTTTCTCAGAACCTAAAGCACCAGCGATTCCACCTTCTATAGCACCAGTTCCACCTAGTAATGCTCCACGCTTAAGTATTTCTTTACCTAATGCTTGTTTACCGCCTTGTTTCACTACTTCTTTTAAAGCTTGTTGTCCAATACCAGTCATTGAAGAAGCTGCTCCACCAGTTGCAACACCAGTAGTTATTGCTCCACCTAACTCACCGGCTCCATATAAAAAAGGACTTCTTTCTTCTGATTTATTATATCGATCTTGTTCTTCGTTTTCAGCTTGTCTATAAAAGTCAGAAGCACTAGAGGTAATGTCACCAGTGAATCCTTGTTTAGCCAGTTGTTTATCAACGTCTAATGGACTATTAGGCAGTATTTTAGCTAGTAGAGTTTGGAGTCCTGCTCCGATTTCTTCTGCTCCACCTAAAGTGGTTCCTTGTGCTATCCCCATACCTAAATCTTGAACACCTTCTATTGCACTAGAAGTTATTCCTTTTGTTCCAGATGTAACATCACCAGCCACATCAGACACTTTATTAGCTAATACTGAACTAGCTGTTGGTTGTATTTGTTCAATTTCATCTTCTGAAACATCATTGATGTTACCAATCACTTCAATTTCATCTTGATTGAAATCATTAATATTCATTACTTAACTTCCTCTAAGTCACCATTATCATTCACTACTTTATATACTTTTCCGCGTATTCTAACTTGTTGACCAGTTGAGTATTTCTTTGTTTTAGTTTGACTTGGTTGTGTTTTTTTATCTTTATTGTATTCAGTGCCCAATGCTTCTATTACATCTGGAGGTATAATTAAATCTTTAGATATTCCTTCTTGTTCAGCGTTTGTTAAAATAGGCTGAATCGAATCTAAATAACTCTGTCTATTCAATGTACTAAGTATTTTTATTGAATTAGAAATTGCTTCTCTTTGACCAGGTTGTAAAGATTTACCTGTTCTAAGTCTATCAATACGATTCATCATTTGATCTTTAAATGAACCAGCTTCCATACCTAATCTAATCTCCGCCTCTCTTACTACTGATTCGTCTCCTTGTAACCCTTTCAACCCACTCATTAATGTTGCATAGTCTGAATACCCTGTTGGGTTTTTAGCAAACTCATCTAAAGATTTACCAATTATATTTAATTTAGTAAATTCTCTATATTTTTTACCAAGTTCACCGCTTCTTGTTTCCTTCCTTAATTCTGAAACATACTTTCTTTGTCTTTCATCTAAACGATTTTCTTTTTCACGCTGAGCTGATTCAAGTTCTAATTGTTTTAACATTTTCTGTCTATCAAAAGCTTTTTCCGCTGACTTTTCATTTTCTTCGTATCCTAGAATAGTTGAAACTTTAAGTCCTGTTAATTTCTCAATTTCAGCAACAGAATGACCTTCTGGAAAATTAGGTATTCTAGATTTCATCATTAATGTCGCTTTAACAGCTAAAGCATTATTGGGGTCATTAGCCTTCTCTTCTAATAATTCTAATTTACGTGCTTGTTTTAATTTATTAACGTCAGATTGAGTACCCATCATATTCTTTACACGTTTAACATCTGAATCTACTAATTTATCTAAAGCATCTACTAAAGCATAATCTGGTTTCACTCCTGCAATAGCAGAACCCGCCATAATACCAGCTCTATACATAGCATTAATAAATTCACCATCTTGACGCTTTTGTTCAGCTTCGTCCATCATCTTCATGTATTTATCTAAAACATCTTCTTCTTTGGACTTAGGTTCAGTCTTTTCTTCTGTTTTAGGAGGTTCAACAGGAGGTGTAACTTCGCCTTGAACATTCTGTTTTCCTTTCTTAGAGTCAACAGGTTTCTTCGGTGCAGTAGCATCTTCTGGTTTATTTTCTGTAACAGGAGGAGTTATTTCTTTATTTGGTTTAGAAGCTAAAGGTATTTGTTGTTGAGGTGAATCACCAAACAATTCATTAGCACCATATAAACCTCCCAATCCTACAGCAGTACCTGTTAGTATATTCTTAACAGACATACCTTTTTCATCTGGTCTGAAAGGAGTATTCAATGCTATTTGATCTCTTGTTTTTGTATCTAAAGATTCAACAGTGTTTACTTGAGCCTTTCTTGGAGGAGTTAAATCTGGACCAGTTGGTGCTTTATAATCTTGTGCATCAAATTTAGGACGACTAGGAATACTAGTTTGGTATTCAGGTAATTTAGGCATATCTACAACTTCAGGAAGTGTATTGCCTCTAACAACAGGTAAACCAGCATCTGGGTCTGGCATAGTAAAATCTTTAGTCACTGGTTCGCCTTCTAATTTAAAAGGAGAACGTGTAGCTAATTCATCTTGTGTAATATTCGAAGGATAACTAGGAGCATCTGGTTTAACAACGTTAGCTTCACCAATATCAGGAGCACCAACTTTAGCTTCTTGTAAAGCACCTAAGTTCTTACCTTGACCCATAGGAGATGAAGGTATATCATCTGAATACTTTAGTACTTCGTCGATTTCATCTGCATTTCTGCCCATTGTTTTAGCAACAGCTTCAACTGCTTCATTTCTTGAAGCACCTTTAGACATTACTCTTTCAATAAGCTCAGATATTACTTTTCCAGCCATGTATTAACCTATTTCTATTATAGTTGTTTATTAACTCTTCTTTCACCCATTAATTGTCTGAATTTTCTATCTTGTTCATTTTCCATTAACTGTCTTTGAACTTCTTCAGCAGATCTAGGATAGTATTCTTGTCTTGGGTCGAAATATTGATCTACTCCACCTTCAATATCTGCTTTCATATCATCTTCTTGATTTTGTTCTGTTTTTCTTTTAAAAGCAGATAATTGTTGTTCTTTTAGTTTTTTAGCAGCAGCAAGACGTGCTTGTTTAATTTGATCAGTGTCTTCTGGGTATGATTGCTCTAATGCTTGTTCTTGTTGCTTCATCATGGATTCTTTAACACGAGAAGGTAATTGTCCCTTTTCAATCGCTGTATCCAACCCTGGAGCAGCATCAACTGACTCTAACCCACCGGGAACTAAGAAATCAATACCAGCAGCAGCTGCATCTCCTGATTGAAGTGCACCAACTCCAGCTGCAATCCCTCCAACGACAGGCAGAGCTTTCTTTGCTTTACTCATTAATTTACCAAACTTATTTAATTTCTGTAAATCGTCACCTTTCTCAGCAATTAACTCAGATTTTTTATCATTCATCATATCACGCATTTTTTGACGCTGGATATCACTAGCCCCTGCTTTTCGCATTTCCAAATCATATTGTTGATATAATTCATTAATACGATTCATTTCTTTATTTAGTTCTCTCCTATCTGGATTAATTTTGTTCTTTGTAGCTGACATACTACGTGTATCAAATCCTTCAGGATACATTTCGTTTTCTTTATTTATCGGATTTAACATCTCTCTGACTTCATGAAATAATTTTGTATTGTCTGTATCTCGGTCAAACTCTCTTATTTTACGAGAGATATCTTGTTTTGTTAATTCAGTTAAATCATCGTCTGTTGTAATTAATGATCTATTTCTTATATCAGTTAGATCGTCGTTTGTTTTAATTAATGACTTATTTTTAGGTATATCTAATTCTTCATCAAATTTTGTTTTTTGTTTCATATTTTATCCTTTTTGGTTGTTATTCTTTTTTAGCTGCGTTTTTGTTCCATTTCATATAAGAGTTAACTCCTCCACCAACAGCATTCGCAACAGCCATTGTTTGAGCAGCTGTTGTATCACCTCTAGCTTGTGCTACTTTAGAAGCATCTTGATATCCACCAGATAATAACTTAGCTCTATCCATATTTAAACCATATTCTTGAGCTTCAGCATCACGTTGTCTTTGTCTCTCAGCATTTCTTACTGCAATATTAGCATCAGCTAATCTTTGTTTTTCACCTAAATTAGAAGCTCTTGCTTCATTTATTGAACCAACATTACGTTGTTGTCTACCAGCCGATAATTCAGTATTAAATCTATTCATTGCATCACCTGCTGACATTTTCTCTGATTGAATACCGTAATCTTGTGATCGAATATTACCGCCTAAAGTTCCAGCATTTTGAATTGACTGAAGAGCAGTTTGTGCTGCTTGTGACATTAATCTATCAGATTCAGCTGCTTGTGTTTCCTGTGCAGCTTGTGCTCCTGATAATTGAGCAATTAATTCAGCTCCAGAACCAGATTGTCCTCTAGCTTGCATATCCATTAATATTTGTTGTCTCTTAGCTTCAGCATCTTTTTGAACATCTCTACGAGCTTGATTTAAAGCAGCTCTATCTTCAGCACCTAATCCAGTCCTACCTCTTTGTTGTAGAGCTTGTAGTGCTTCCAGTTGTGCTGTACGCATTTCTGGTGCTTCTTGGAAGTCTTCAAACTCAGATTTACCAGCAGAAATTTCTTGCTCCAATTCAGGAGTCATCATTCCTTGTTGTGTAAACTGTTCGAATATTATCTGTCTAGATAAATCAGGAGGTAATCCTAAGTCTTTTAAAACACTAAGTGCTTCTCCAGCTAATTCATTTGCTCTAGCTCTATCACCTGATGCAGCGTTATTGGCTAACATTCCTCCAACGACTTGTGCACCAACTGATACACCTGCTGCTGCTAATGGACCCATATTATATTCTCCTATTTATTATAAAAATCAAAATAACGTTCATCATTAACATCATAACCTTGTTCTTGTAAACGTTTTAAATTTGCTTCTAATTGTTTTTTAGTATCTGCTCTTCCTGAACTAATTAATTTATTAAGAGTAGCTAAATCTGGTGCACCATTTAGTTTCCAAGCATCGCCTCTTAGTTGATTTAAGTAATCAGCATATATATCTTTTCTTCCTGAATCAATTGTTGAATAATTTGTTATACCATCGTATTTAGGCTTACCATATAAATCATAACCAGACGGTATTTCTTTTCTAGCAAATTCAGCCTTACCCATTTGATCTTTAATTCTGTTTTGTTCAGCTTTCCACAATTGTTCAGCTAAGTTTTCAGAATACTTATTAAAATCATTACCACTAATCCCCACTTTACCTTGTTGAAAAGAACCGACTTTATTTATATCATCACCTAAATACTGTTGAAATTGACCTGCTCCTAACTTTTGTAAAGCTTGTAATCTAGCAGCTTGTTCAGCAGTTGTTACACCAGCTTCTGATAAACCACTAGAAGCTTGTGTACCTTTTGTTATAAAATCATTCAATTTACTTTTATAATAAGATTCAGTATATGCATTTTTATCTTTTAATCCATGTTCATGATCAGCAAGACCTGCTGCGTATTTATTCGCTTGATCAACAGCTTTTATTTGTTTAAGTTCTTCAGAACCTATTAATCCTTTATTGAATAAGTAATCGCCTAATTGGTCTGAGTTACCTTTAAAATTTTGTAGCTCGTTAGCTATTTTGCCTCTATTTTCTTCAAACTTTTGAGCAGATTCAAATCTTTTTCCAATATCACCTGAAATAGTTGAACCAATTCCAGATACATTTCCTTTAATTAAATCAGCAGCAGCTTGTTCTTCTGCACTAATCTGTGAAGCTAGTCCTTGTGCTTGTTGAGCAGCTTCACTAACGTTTCTCATTTGTCCTCTAGTGTCTCTTCTAGCACCAGTTAAATTACCTTGTTTACCTAGAATAAGTTGATCTAACTTACTCATACCAGAAGTATATCCTTGACCTCCACCAACAAATTGACGAAGCAATTCTTCTCTACCACCAGAAGATTGTGTTAATCCTCCAAGTGTCTCAGCTTGTTGTGCTTTAGCTAGAAGAGCTTCTTGATTTGCTAAGTCTCTTGGTCCTGAATATTGTCCTGAAACTAATTTTTGATAATCAGCTATTTCTTCATCGGTAAAATCTTGAAAATCACCTTGGTATTGTGCTGGACCAATTACTGTTCCTAAAGATGCTTCTTTTCTTTGTTGTTGATTTTGTGGAGCAACATTTTGTTGTGTTGGTTGAGCAGTAGGTTCAGTAGTCGCTGGTTGTGCTTGAACACCAAATCGACTAACAATACCTTGTCCTTTTTCTTGACCTTGTTGAGAAGAAGCAACTCTACTTCCTTGTGCTTTTTGTTGGAACTCTTGTTTTGCTGACTCAGTTCCTTGTCTAGATTGTTGAGCGACATTACTAATACCACCAGCAACAGCAGAACCTACCTTACTTCCAGTTTGTGCGCCAAGAATTCTACCTAAATTAGTAAAGCCTGTTCCTCTTTTTTGTTGAGGATTTTGTACTGGTTGTTTAATTTTATTATCAATAATAGGACCCATCTAATCTCCAAAGACCTATAATAGTTGTTAATTGAAGGCTACAATCTTCAATGAATACGGCACATTAGCTTGTATTCCTGTTACATGGTCTATTCTAACTGTATTTTCTAGTTGAGTAAATGATATAAATACTCCAGAACTAGGGTAACTTGTTGTATTCACTTGGTTGATAGCACTGATAACCATACATCCTTCAACCTTAGTATTAGGTACGTCTACCTGAAAAGTAGTCGTTGTTGTTGGTAATCCCGAAGCATTAACTGTAACTTGTACTGTTTTAACTGTACATTGTATATTATCTTTTAATGTTATTCTTTTATTTAGAGCATTATATACACTTTCTAATCCATCATTAATAGAAACAGCTAGTTTATTTACTAAACCCTTGTATTCATCTTGAAAGTCAGTACTTAATATTCTTTTAAAGCTAGGTAACTTCATTATCTATACGCCCTTGTACTATTTAAGTTTTCAAACGTTAAGCTAATACCGAATATCTTATATTGTTCTCTTGCAATAGAGTGATTAAATTTAACGGATATAAATCTACATCTTTGTGCATTTCTTGGTATTGTTGTTCTAAAAGGAGCCGAGTTAGATGCTCCACCAAAGAATCCATAACCAAAAGGTTGACTACCAAATATTCCGTTACCATCTAAGTCAAAATTTACTTCAACAAACTCAGGCAACAAATCAGTACCGAAGGCAACAGATGCAGATGTTAAAGCTTTACTTTTAAACATTAAAGTGAACTCTCTAACATGTTTCCAGTTAATAGGGTCACCCATTAAATTAGGTCCATATGTGAAAGTAGTAGGGATACTTTTATAAACAACAATAGAACCAACATAGAAGTCAATATCTAAGTTTAAAGTTATTTGTTTTTTAATTGTATCTACTTTAGTAATGATTGCTTCTTGAATCGTAGAGTTACTTGCTTGGTTGTAGTTAGAAAATGAAACACCGTTGTCATTATTTAAATTAGTAATAATTAAATTATAACATGTTTTAATATCTCTTAAATCAGTAATAACCGTATTCCAATTGCCTGTTGTACCATTTACTATCGTTCTTTTATTAATTTTAAATGTTGTAGAAGACAACACTTCAACAGAATAATCTCCGTCTACAACAGGGTCGCAGTCTGAATTAACTATTCTAACAATACGATTGTTTTGTAGATTGTGAGCTACACTTGTTGTTATTATAGTCTCATCACCAGCTTGGATATTTGTTATTGTTCCTGAGAAACTATTTATTCTTGATTTATAATTAGTGAACACTACACCGGTATCTAAATCTAATTTATCTGTTAAATCTTCTAAAGCATCTCTTAAATTATCACCAGCAGATGTTTCTAAAGTAGATTCATAGTCTGTATCATTAACACTAGGGTCTATATCAAGTTTCTTAAGTAACATGTTAAATTCATATAATGAAACAAATTGTTCTTGAACAACAACGTCTCCTACTGCGATTCCTGAAACACTAGGTAATGTGATTACCCCTTGATTATACTTATTATTAGAAATAGTGAAATCTAGTTCTCTATCAGCAAAATCATATCTAGTAAATGTTTTTCTTTCTTTTTCAAGATAATTAGTGTCTCCTGCTCCTAAGAACAATAAATCTAAATTAGGACTAACTACAGCCGATGTATTTGACTTATCAAATGTTGTCCATGTTCCAGTTAAAGTTGAATATCTGTAACAGATTTGAGCTATTTCATCTGAAGTATTATTTACTGTCCAAACCATGTAACTATTATCAGATTCATACCCGACACCAAAAGTAGCTGTTGAAAAATTATCATATATACTAGAACCAAGTTTAAGTATTTGATCATCAATTGGCTTAGAAATAATCTCTATACCACCTTCAGATACAGCAACTATTCCTTGTTTAGTCCAACAAAAAATAAGATTATTTAGTAATCCTAAACTATCAGAGGCTATTAATCTAGAAGTATTATCGAATAGTGCAACGTTAAACGGAGCAGTTTCGCCAGAAACCCTATATACACCATCTTCTTTAAACACAAACAATGAATCTCTTAAAGGGAATATTCTTAGAATCTCTTTCTCTTCAGCTCCAACATCAAAGTAATTTACTAACGGAACTGCATCCGGTTGAGAAAACTTAGAATAATATACTCTATTAGGTTTAACTTCATTTTCAGAATATTGAGAATAACTTGCTCTAGAGAAAACACCAGCGTTTGAAGCAGTTGAAGTATTAACATCTATAACAAATTCAGTTGAACTATTAACTTGTACTACTTCAAATAAACCATCAATTGGTGATTGACCATTAATTGCTGGAGTAGCAGTAGTTCCAGTGATTAAGACAAAATCACCTTGTATTAAATTGTGTGGGTCAGAAGACTCGATTGTCGTTTGAGTTCCAGTTGTAACAGTAGTTATTGAATTCTGTGGAGTAAAATCAGGATTAAAAGCTAATGAAGTTATTTCACTATTAGCTATTATATAAAAAGCTTCAGAACTTAAATCTTTAGATTCAAAGAATAATTTACCAGGAATATCAGCTGTTCCTGATAAGTAATATGCTCTAATTGTTTCATTAGGATTAGCATTAATAATTCTCATTAAGCTTCTAGCTGTTTCATCTGATGCTCTACCAGAAGATAAAGAATCAGATATAACAACAGTTCTAGTTATAGCGTCTTCTCCAACTCCCTGTGTTATTGAAAAAGAGAACCCAGATGTTTGATCGTCAAAATCGTCAGCATCTCCTATTTCTGTTTGTAATACAGTTACAACGTTAGTCAATACTGTCACATTGAAATCATTAACTAATAGAGATATCTTATCGGCAAATTTCTGAGCAATAGTATTGTTAGGGTCAGAATTATTGATTTTAACTTCTTTTAATATTTCTGTTGTAACAGATGGTGCTGTTTCAGTTCCAGTATTAAACCAGAAGCGATATACGTTTCCTTTAATAGAAGGAATATCACAATATTTACCTATGCTTCCTGTATTGAATGTACCAGTTCCAGTAACAGTTATATCAACACTTTCTCTTTCTCCTAATACAAAAGTATAAGTGTTAGAGTCTTCACCATTAGATATAGTAATCTTTGGTGTATTACTCATTATATTATCTCTCAATACTTCTATACCTAATAGATTAACGAACATTCTTTGTTTTGTTCTAGTATTAGCATAGAACACATGATTTCTAAATCTATTTATATCTTTAGCAAAAGGAGGGACATCGTTAGCTTGTAGCTCGCCTTCACCAGTTGAAGGGTTTGTATATAAGTTTGCTTCCTTAATTTCATCAGGTGTTATATCTTCAAATATTAAAACCCCAGCAGTTATTTCATCTGGAGTAGGATATGCTTCGTATACTAATTGAAATTCAGAAGGAAGAATAATATCATCTAATACTGAAACACCTGTTGCTTCATATACATCAGTTCTATATACTTGTAAGAAATATTGGTCATCGATATCAGAAGGTATTGTTACATTTAAGCTAACATTAACACTCGTTGTTATATCTAGATTATCGATATAATTTAATTTATTAGACGGGGTTATAGATGTGTCACGAATATCTTGTAACTCTGTTATAATTGTATCTAAATAATCTTGTAATTCTAATAAATCATTGTTTGTTGCTGGTATATTAGGGTCACTAGGTTCTGTTATATTTCTAAATGTATTAGAATGAATAGTTGGTGAAGATAAAACAATAGCACCGTTTGCTGCTGCTGTTAAGAAAGTTATAGTGTTTGCTGTATTATCTACAGTAACAATACTTCTTTCTTCTTCAATGCCTGTAAAACCAGATAATCTAATACTATCGCCAACAGTAAAGTAATTTGATTCTGTTTGTCCAGCAGTAAATGTTACTGTACATACTCCACTTGAAACGTTAGCTGAAGCTATTTGTAATGTAGCACCTGCAATATCATCAGCTAGTAATATGTCATTGTCTATTTTAGAAGCTAAAGCAACTAAATTATTTTTTAAAGTTAGAGCATCTGCTGTTATAGATACTTTCAAAGTATTAACGTAATTACCATCTGATATTCTACTAGTTTCAGTAGTGTCTGTTACGTCATCTAGTGCACCTAAAACATTAAGATAATCTTGTATTAATAAAGTCAATAGTGAATTATATACTGTAGTAGTTGAACTAGGTGTCCCTCTTAATAAATTACCATTTAAATCTTTTTTTGCCCATAAAGCACGGTAAGCAACAACACTATCTTGAGTCATGAATCCAGATTGATTACCGAATGAATATATTGTAGTAGCTTTAATATCTAGAGCCTTAATTGCACCTGCTGATTCTATCTCAATTAAAGACAAATCATTTGATGTTTTAGCTGATAGTTTCTTAATTCCTGAACTAGTTGTGAAGTACAAATTGCCATTTGATTCAGTGAACTTAATTCTTAATCCTTGCTGAGTCTCCTCAACAGGAAGTGTATAATCAGTAAAATTACCATCACCGTCATCATATTGTAGTGTTGTCCCAAAATGTCTTAGAATTCTTTCACGATAAGAGGTTAATTGTTTTGCTCTATCCGAAATAGACGGTAATGCGTTGCCATATAATTTATAGCCACGTCGTGATTCAATAATACCTTCATTTTGGATTACAACATTAGAAGCTTCAACCAGAGAACCTTCTGGCAAAGTAAGTTCGTTATCTGAAGTAAATAAACCAGATGCTTTTAGTGTTATAGTACTTGACATTAAAACCCTTTTCTTCCACCATGTTTTCCATATCTAAGTAAAGAGTGTCTATTAACTATTTTTTTAGGGTCACCTGAACCTCTGTTGTCGATCATTGTTCCTTGTTTAGATTCAATTTCACCTATTTTAGATTGAACTGAAGATAAACCAATTTGATCATTAATAGAAGATAATACCCTTGCACACGTTCTGTGAATTAATGATATATGTAAATCATCTGGAATATTAGGAATAATACATTCATGTTGTTCACAAACATAATCACCTATTTTAAAATCAGATGGTACGTCTGAAACATTAAAAGTTATTTTATCCCCAACAACAGAACCATTTGATAATTCGATATCGTAGTCATATATTCTATGACCTGCTCTAGTTTCAAGGAAGTCAACCAATGCTCCGTCTATAATATTCTCTGGAACAGCATCAAATTCCAAAGTTATAGTGCTTTGTACAGATAAAGATGTACTATTATCTGATTCAAATTCAATATCTAATTGTTTAAATCTAACAGTTATTGTATCTGTTGTACTTGCTCCAACTATATTAGTTGAAGTAAAACCAGCATTATTAATTGCTGTATTTAAATTAGTTGCTGTAGCTATTGAATTAACTCCTATAGCGAAATCAACATCTGCTTCAAATTCAGTATTGTTTATAGTTACTTTATCACCAGAATTCAATCCAGTGTTATTTACTGTTATTGTTTTAATAAAATTAATACAAGTAGCAGCTCTATCATTTAATACTAATTTATTTGGTCTTAAATAATATCTAATTGTTAAGTATCCTGTTGGAGATGATTGATAACCTTGAGTTATTACTATCTCTGTATTCTTAAAGTAATAAGAATATGCTACGGTTTCGCTTCCTGTATTTCTTTGAAAATAAGGAGAGTCATCATCGTTAATCTGGGTCATTTCGAATAAGTTACTATTATTATCTTTATAAAAAACAGCTTTAACATTCATTCCAATAGCTCTAGATGGGATAGGATACTTATTCTTACCTGCAACTAGAGGAATATCTTCTTCATATAGGAAATAATTTTCTTGGAATTGAAGAACATTAGGTACTTGAGAAATATCCATTTCTTCATTAGCAAACGCTAAAATATCTTCTTCACTAAAAGTGTTCTGAGATATAGGAAATGATATATTACGTTTTACTGACTCAATAATATCAGTAGACGTTTTGTATGGTTTCATTTGGTGCCTTTATTAGGCTTTAGCAATCTTAGCTTTTTTAGCCATTAATTCTTGAATCTTCTTGTCAAGTTCGTCTTCTGACTCCATTGACTCTTCCATTGAAGGTTCTTCTGAATACTCTGATTCATTTTCTGAGTCCATTGACTCTTCTTCTGATTCAGAACCCATTTTACCTTCCATTAGCTCTTCAGCTTTTTCTAATCCTTGTTTAAGACCTTCAGGTGTTGGAGCAGCAACTGATACCTTTTGCATACCTTTCGACATGTTGTCACCCATTGCGTCCATACATTGTTTTTTCAAGTCTTTAAGAACAGCTAATTTCGCTTTCTTCATTAATTCGTCCATTCAATTCTCCAGTTAAAAATTTCTATTATAGTTGTTAATGAACTAAGTCATTAAACGGTTGTTGTTTCTGCTCTAAATTTAACAGTAGCACCAGAACCAGTGTTAGTAGAAGTATATTGTACTTGACCAGAAGAGTTAATACTAAATGTAATTCCAGTATTGTCTCCAATTGATTCTACATATAAATCCCAAGATGCTCCCTTTTGTATTCCTTCTAATTGAAATTTCTCGTAAGTTGAACCTCTAATAACTGCTACTTGTGCTTCAAATGATCTAACTGTTGCATTGGCAAAAGCAAAACCCGTGACGTTAGCAGCAGAACCTTGATTATCGCTTAATGAAGCAGACGCTTCAACTAAATCACCTGCACTACCAAAGCTAATTCCATCTAAGAAATCACCTCTAGTCATGCTTCTAAGAGCACTTGCTGAATCATCGTAAATTAAAATTAAGTCAGCATTATCATTAACTGTTTCAGCTGTTGTTCCAGGAATGTCAACAGTTAAAGCTGAACCATTTCCACCAGTTAAACCGGCTCCAGCAACGGAAGTTGTTAAGTGTCCTTCATCTACTACGTTATCTGCAATTTTCTCACCTGTTACAGCAGAGTTTTGTATTTTAGTAGTAGTTACCGCATCTGTATTAATTTGTGTAGCTGTAATTCCATTATCTGCTACTTTCAATCCAGAAGCTGATTTAGATAATGTTGAACCATCTAATTCAAGAACTAATTGATCAGCAGAGAACGCTAAACCTTGTCCATCATGATCTACTGAAATATTTGAACCAGAAACTGTAATACCATCTCCACCTACTAATCCTGAAATAGAATTGTAGAATGTAAAGTTAATATCATCTGTTCCTAAAGTTGTAACAGTTCCGTATTGAATAAATATTTTACCAGCATTTGCTGTACCTTCTTGTACTGCTACATATGCTTTATTAATTTCATCAACTGGTGAAAGTGAATCAAAGTCTGTTGATCTAGATGCTGCACCTGAAGCAACAACAACGTAAATACCGTTATCTTCTGCATCAGTTTGATTTTTAACTAATACTCTATCTCCAGTAGCTAATGTGATTCCGTCAATTGAATCTCCATTCTCTAAATCTTGAGATAAATCAATATTAGCTGTAGTAGCAACACGTACTGCTTGTTTAGGTTTTGCACCTTCAATAGCATTATCTACATATTGTTTAGTAGCTGCGTCTGAACCAGCAGTAGGAGCACCAAGACCTGTAATCTTGTTTCCACCCATTGCTTGATTTCCAGTATAAGCGACTGAACCATCTTTCTTAATTACAGCAGAATCTAAAGCTCTAGAATCAACATCAGATTGTAATTCATCTAATGCAGCTTGAACATCAGTAGCTGCTAAGTTACCTGAAGGCACATTACTAATTGCAGAAGCATCGTGAGCATCTGAAGCATCAGAAATGTGATTACTTATTGCTGTGTTTAATGAGCTAGTTGAGAAGTCTAATGATAATTTAGCTTCAGCAATAGCTGCTCCTGTTTTAATATTAGCATTTGCAATATTACTAATAGTATTATTGTCTGCATCGATTGTTTTATTTTCTAATGTTTGAGTTTCAGATGTACCAACGATCTCACCAACTCCGTGAGTGGAAGTATCTGATTCGTGTGTTGTTAAATCGGAAGCATTTGCTTTAGAGTTTATCTGTGATTGAATTCCAGAAGTCACACCACTAACATACCCTATTTCAGTACTTGTTGTCGCTGAATGCGTTACTTCACCACTACCATCTAAAATTAAAGCTCTAGACGCCGTCTTGTTTGCTAATGATAGTTTTTGCTCAAAACTAACATCGCTTTTAATTTTCTTAGCCATTTTTTTATGCTCCTTGTATTAAAACTCTTCCTTCGAATCGAGAGTCATTTCCTATTATTAATATTAAATCACCTGAACCATTTATAGTATATGACACATCAACTGGTTGATAAAATGAACCAACAAGTTCTTGCACATCTACTATTATATCTGAACCTCTCGTATGAGTAGATTCATTTATTGTTATTTTATATTGACCTGAGTCTAAGTTCCAATCTATGATTTGGAATGTTAGTTCAAAAGGAGAAGTTCCACCTCCTCCTGTTCCTGAAGCTAATTCCCAAGAATCGGTTTGTGCCCAAACATATATTTCGTTTGAGTCTAAAACAACACGAACGTCACCATAACCATTACCTGAAGAAGGTAAATCACCAACAGATTGTACTGGTGACTTAAATTGTTCGGCAGATGATTCTGGGAAATTCTTAAAACTCATTATAATACTTTTCCATTAAAGATAACAGTTAATGTTCCAGCGGTTACAGTATCTCCAACTAAACTAACTCTAACAAATGAATACCCTGCTTTCTCAACATTGATCATGTGGTTAGCGTCTGCTGTACCACTAAATGTATCCATTATAGCAAAGTTTTCACCATCATTTGATACTTCGAGATTAACATCGAATCCTGTACCAGCAAAAG